GTTGGCCGTCACCCCGGTTCTCTCGGAGGGGGAGAGGGAGTTGGCCGTCACCCCGGTTCTCTCGGAGGGGGAGAGGGAGTTGGCCGTCACCCCGGCCCTCTCCCAGGGGGAGAGGACCGGGGCTGCGCCCTCCCCCTCGGCCAGACGGTCGAAGGTTGAAACGTTAGAACGGGCAAAGGCTTCGGACAAGAAGGCGCGCTCGCCGGCGCAGGCCGCTTACCTGAAAGCTTTCGGCAAGCATCACTTCCAGACGGCGGCGCAGGCCGAGGCCTTGGCCCGGGGCGAGAACCAAATTGGGCTCCCCCACATCTTGGCGGCGATCGACTGGGCGGCCCTCAAGGGCGTGTCGGACATCCAGTCGATCTTGACCGTCGCCCGCAAGATGGAGCGAGAGGGGGTCAAGACAAACAGAGGAGGAAGCAGCGATGGGCGAATTAGTCAAAATGGCCGGGGTGCTGGCGAAGATCCGGGCGGCACAAGAAGCCCAACTGACGGGGACGGATGGCTCGACCCGAAATACAAGGACCTCTAGGATTGCCTGGGCCTGCGAGAAGTGCCACGACCGGGGAGGCTTCGGGCAGATCGGCACCCTCTTTGGCGAGCTAAGCTGGCGCGAATTCTGTGACTGCGAGCTGGGCCAGCAACAGAAAAGCGAGATCGAGGCGAAGGAGCGGGCCTGGCGAAAGCATCAGGAGGAATGGCGGGTCCAAAGGGTGTTTACCTGGACCGACGAGCCAGCCATGTACGCAGACTGGTCGCTGGAGACCTACCCTGCGCGCGGCGATCAGCATGCCTTGGCGGTCTGCCGGCGCTTTGTCGAAAGGCGTGACCCCGACAAACATAGCCTGCTCCTGATGGGGCCGCCCGGAAGGGGTAAGACAGGCTTGGTCGTGGGCACGGTCAAGGCCCTAACCGCCAAAGGCGAGCTTTGCCTTTTCGTCCAGACCCAAGTCTACCTGAATCGTTTGCGGGATAGTTTCGCCCTAAAGACAATGGCCGAGACGCGCCCCGACGCCATAGAAGGCATCGCCTGGGCCAGTCCAGACCAGATCCGGGAGGTGGCGCAAACCGTCCCCGTCCTCGCGCTGGACGATTTCGGAAACCCCGATCGCTATGACGTCGGGGCCAAACTCGACTGGCAGCGCGAGGAGATGTTCATCCTGATCAACTATCGCTACACCCATAGACTGCCAACGATCGTGGTGACGAACCTCAGCGATGCCAGGCTCGAGGCCCAGTTCGGCGAGCGAACCCTCCAGCGCCTCAAGCACATGTCGACGACCTTGGTGCTCAACGGGGCCAATCTGCGGGAGAGAACGTCTTAGCGCGGCAGCCGACAAATCCGTCACCACGCCCCGCAGGGGGCATGGCGGAGTAGCCAATTAGTACTAATGTGCGAAATTGGTCTCCCAGAATGTTCCTTTTTGGGGCAAAAATTGAATTATATATTAATAGAGGGGGTAAAAAAGATTGAACGCTGACGAGGAGGAGCTGTACGCCGGCCACCTGACGCCCGAGGACCGCGAGCAATACGAACGGGCGCGGCGGGTCGAAGGCTTGGACCAGGAGATCGCCTTGCTGCGCATGACGATCGCCAAACACGTGGCCGATGAGGCGCTGCTGCTGAAGGGAGTGGACCTACTGATCAAGGGGGTCAAGGCCAAGCACGGCATCGCTGAGAAGGGCGAGGATGATTGGCAGCAGCGCGTGGGCGAAGTGATGCGGGGGTTCGGGCAGCAGCTGATGCTGGAAACGTCTGAACCGCAGATCGACGCAGATTAGCGGATTGCGCTGCTTTCAGCCCTGCCGTGGGGACGGTTCGCGGTTTGGGACCCCTGAACAGCGGAGAGGATAGTTGCCATCGCGGCGCAGGGGCGGTTCGCGAACCGCCTCTGCAAAGGAGCAAAGCGCCACGGCAGGCAACGAATGGAGAAGGAGGAATGGCAATGAGCTACGGATTGGGGGAGGTCGTGCGGGAAGCCGTGGGGTGGCGGAGGCGGCCGGCACCGGAGAAGGTCGATCGCAGCCCTGCAGTGCCCGCGTCAAAGGCGTCAGGAGCTGACGGCTGGACTGCAGCCCTTCTGACGCCAGGGTGCGCCTTCGGCGCGGTGGTGGATGAACGCCTAAAGGACCTGACGGCCAAGGCAGACGAGATTCGCGGCCGGGTCAACGCTCTCATCTTCACTGTCCTCGGCGCCATCGTCGTCGAGCTGCTGCTGAAGCTGTCCCGGGGCTAGTAGTATCCCCTCTCCCCAGGAGGGGAGAGGGTTAGGGTGAGGGTAGGTCGGTCACAGCAGTCTTTCGACCCTCACCCCGGCCCTCTCTTTGGCAGGGAGAGGGAGAAAGGGTCGGGAATGATCGAGTTGAGGCCCTATCAGGTGGCGGTGGCGCGGGCGATTGTCGAATCGGTGTGGCAGCGGCAAGGGCACACCTTCACGGTGGAGATCAGCCGGCAGGGGGGCAAGAACGAGCTGAGCGCCCAATTGGAGGTCTTCTTGCTGGTCGCGCACATGCTCAAGGGCGGGAATATCGTGAAGTGCTCGCCGACCTTCAAACCGCAGACGGTCAACTCGCTGCTGCGGCTGAAGGAGCGGCTGAACGACGCCGGCCTCCGAAAGCTTTGGGGGGCAGAACTGGGCTACATGGTCCGCCTGGGCAAGGCGCGGGCGGTCTTCTTCTCTGCAGACGCGACGGCGAGCGTCGTGGGGGCCACGGCACACATCCTTCTGGAGGTGGACGAGGCTCAAGATGTGGGGAGGGACAAGTACAGCAAGGACTTCCGACCGATGGGCTCCGCCACCAACTGCACGACGGTGATGTACGGCACGGCGTGGGACGACTCGACGCTGCTGGAAGAGCAAAAGCAACTCAACCTCGAACTGGAGCGAAAGGACGGCATCCGCCGCCACTTCCAGTACGACTGGCAGGAAGTCGCCAAGTACAACCCGGCCTATGCCGCCTATGTGGAGGCCGAGCGGCAGCGGCTCGGGCCAGACCACCCGCTCTTCACCACCCAGTACGAGCTGAAACCCCTGCACAGCGGCGGAGGCTTCCTTTCCGCACAACAACTGGCGCAGCTACGGGGCGACCACCCGCGCCAGTTTCAGCCGGGCGACGACCACACGGTCTATGTAGCCGGCCTCGACCTCGCGGGGGAGGACGAAGAACTGGAGGACGCCCTCCTGCGGTCGGCCAAGCCACAGCAGGACTCTACGGTGCTGACCATCGCCGCGTTGGAGTACCCGCCCGACCCGATCGTCAACACGCCACGGGCGCGCATCGTCGACCACTACTACCGCACCGGCGTGCCTCACCCGGCGCTCTACGCCCAACTAATCGACGTGCTGAAGAACGTTTGGCGGGTGAAGCGGGTCTACGTCGACGCTACCGGCGTCGGCGCCCCCTGCGCCTCGGTCTTGCGGCAGGCGCTCGGGTCGGCCGTCGTGCCCTATGTCTTCACCCAGCAGAGCAAGAGCAAGCTCGCCTTCGGGCTACTGGCGGCGCTCAACGGCGGCCGGCTGAAGATGTACGCCGACGACGGCTCCGAAGAGCACCGCGAGTTCTGGTTCCAGTGCCGCCGGGCCAAGAGCCAGACCCGCCCCAACCAGACGCTGAACTTTTACGTCGACCCGCAGGAAGGCCACGACGATTTCCTGACCAGCCTCGCCCTAGTCGCCGAGGCCACCGCCAGCATGCACCCGCGCTTTGCCAAGGGCTGGAGTGGTGGGCTGCCCGGAGACCTGGGGCCGCGGACCTGGGACCGGTGACAGAGAAGCTAGGACGGAGAAACCAAGGCGAAGGACCGAGGTCCTAAATCCTCGCGGAAGGAGGGATACACATTGAACGCCAAGACGTTGCCGGAAGAGGTGGCAAACCGGGATATCGGGCGGCTCCGGCGCTATCGCGAGTACCTGGACTTCTACAAAGGTGCGCAGTGGACGGGGCGGCAGGGCCGGCGGGAGCGCCGGATCACCTTCAACTACGCCAAGATCATGATCGACAAGGTGACTTCCTACGTGATGGCCGATGTTAATTGGGCGGTCGATGTGCCGTTAGAACGTTCCAACGTTCAAACGTTAGAACGTGCCGACGCTCAACAGGCCGAAGCCATCCTCTACGAGGTGGCCGAGGCAAACAATCTGGCGCAACTAGACCTGGATAACGAGATCGACACTGCGGTGCTGGGGGACGGCTGCTACAAGGTGATCTGGGATACCGAGGAGAAGCGCGTGCGCATTACCGCGCCGGATATGCAGGGCATCTTCGTCTGGTGGGCCGGTGACGACATCGGCCGGATGGTGAAACTGGCCTCGCGGTACCAGGTGGACAGGGACGAGGCGCTACGCCTCTACCGCTACCGAACGACGGCCGACAACGTGACGATCACCGAGGGCTGGACGGCGCAGCGGTTCGAGCTATGGGCCGGCCCCGACCTGATCTGGCAGCGGCGCAATCCCTACGGCTTCATCCCGTTCGTCGTCTACCCCAACCTGCGGGAGCCCAAGCAGTTCTGGGGCGTCTCCGACCTGGCGCCGATCCTCGAGCCCGCACGCGAGCTGAACCGGGCGCTGTCGACCCTTTCCCTGATTCTCGAGGTTTCTACAGAGGAATCCGCGAAGCGAAACCGGATGTGGATAGAACCGTCTTGGTCTACCGTCATGCTGGCGATGAGGCACTTGATCAGCTCTCGTTGCAGCTCAGGGCTGTCTCGCGCCTCGTCTAACCGTTCCCCTAGCCGCATCAGGATCGCCTCTGCCGAGATGAGAGCCGTCTCCTGCATCTGCGCGATGGCCTGTCGCTCGAGCAGGCTCTTCTGGTGCGCCTCCAAGGCTCGGAGTTCCACGTTGAGTGCATCAAGCTGATTGTCGAGCTGCGCCTCAGTGATTCGCGCCTTGCGGAAGAGGGTGATCACGGTGTCCTGCTCGGCCTTCTTGGCGGCGATCTGCTCGGATAGGTCCGCGAGTTCCTGCGAAACGTCGATGTGTTCCTTCGCCTCGGCGCGAAGTCGCTCATGCAGCTCGGCGATCGCCGGGCCGGGGTTGCGGCCCCACGCGTCGAGATGGGCCCAGACCGCCCCTTCGAGAACCTCGGCCCGCAGGCGAAAGTGCTTCCACGTCGGACAGACGTACTCGAAGGCATGGCGCTTGTGGTTGCCGTTGCCCACGATCGCCCGGCCACAGTGGCACTTCACTAGGCCGCGTAGGAGGTAGAGGCGCCGGGCATTGCGGGAGGCCTCGGTGGTGCGCTCTTTGAGCAGCCGGCGCGCGGCGTCGAAGGTCGCGGCGTCGACGATCGCTGGCGCTTCGCATTCGACGAGGGCCTTACCTCTGCTCTTGCCGAGGACATACCTTCCGGTATAGATCGGATTGCCCAGCATGCGAGAGATCACGCTGTTGTCCCAGCGGTGCTCCTGGGTTGGCCAGCGGCTCGTCTTGACCCCCCGGTGGGTAAAGACCGTTGGCACACCCTCGGCGTTGAAGAGCTCGGCAATGGGGATGATCCCCATATCCTCGTCGACGCAGAGGTGGAAGATGCGCCGGACGACGGCGGCTTCGGCGTCATCTACCACGAGGCGCTTGTCTTCGAGCCGGTAGCCGAACGGAGGCTGACCGCCGGCCCAACGTCCGGACCTGGCTGCCCTTAGCCGCCCCAAGGCGGTCCGTTCCATGATGGTCGCTCTCTCCAGCTCGGCGATGCTGCCTAGGAGCTGGAAGACGAACCGCCCGATCGGCGAGCTGGTATCGAGGGGCTCGGTCATGGAGCAAATGCCGACGTCGCATTCGGACAGCTCGTTGTAGACGTTCAGCAGGTGCCAGAGAGAGCGGGCCAGCCGGTCGATCTTCAGAACCAGGACGACTTGAAACTTCCCCGCCTTGGCATCGCTGAGCAGCCGCCGGCCGCCCGGTCTCTCACTCACGGCCACCGTGCCGCTGACCCCATCATCGGCATAGACCTGGTGGACGGGTAAGTCGTGCAGGTCGCAGTAGCGGCGGGCGAAGTCGATCTGGTTCTCAATGGTTCCCGCTTCCTTCTGGTCTTCACTGGAGACCCTTACGTAGACCGCCACGCGCTCAGTGGTCATCGGCGCACCACCCCCAAAATCTGCTGCTCTATCTGGGGATCAACCACTAGTTCACCAGGCCGGCGACCGTTCTCGTTTCAATTCCTCATAGGTAGGCTCGGGACCCTCTGGTGCGACTCTCGCAGACGTTGGCTGTTGATCAACATCGTGTCGCCCCCCAAACTTCAAGTTGAGCTCCCCTAGCCGACGACTCATCGCCTTCTCGGACACGTAGAAGATACCGGCGAGGTGACGGGCGTTGCGAGCCTTTGGCGCCAACTCCACCACCCAGCGGCGGGGCATCAGCACCCGGGCGGCGAACTGGTTGGCCAGCCATTCGACGTATGGCGAGACATGATCCTTGGAGGTAGCGAACCCGTTGCGTTGCAGGATATGAAAGGCTTCGTGGGCAATGCTAAAGCGCTGGGCTGCCCGCGGCAGGCTTTGATTGACGATGATCAACCAACGGCCAGCGCTAGGCTTAAGCGCTGCCCTGTACACCTGGAGCTGCCGTTCAACGATGCGGACTGGCATACTGGGATCAATAAGGGCCACGATGTTGATTGGCACCGGTGGACTGATGATGCCAGCTCCGTTTAACAGATGGTCGATGATGCGCTCCAAACGTTCGAGGTCTCCCATCGCGGCGACGGTTTCATCCAAGATCCTCTTCCTCCCCTTACATGCGTCCCCGTGCTCGGCTGGCATTATACCACATAACCGCACGCCTGTTCTAGAGGGAAGGGGGATGAGTTGATCACATTTCGCCTGAGATGCCCGCCATGTCTCTTGACAACGAGACCCTCCTTTGCCCTCGGGCCAGACGCGGCCCCGAGAAATGCCTGCCAGTTCGTGAACCAAGTCTCCTGATTCCTAGCTTTCGCAGCCCATCCCATCGTGATCGCTGTCAAAGCCGTGCGGATCAGGCGGCAGCACGCGGAATCGTTTGTAGGGCACATCTTTGCGGATGACGATCTGCTCTGTTCCGCAGTAGCCACAAGTGAAACGCTCCATCTCGTCGTCGACTTCCAGTTTGCCGCCGCTTGGGCAGGTCAACGTAAGAACTTGCATCCCACTAGCCCCTCCTTGGCATCCGCTTCTAGTCCGGCACGGCGAAACTTATCGGTGCCTTCTGCCCGACCGTGAACGTGAAACCGGTAGCGTCCGTCGGCACATCGAATATGACCAGCACCTTCGCCGGCAATTTAGGCGGAGCATTCTCATAGAGGTACAGGATTTCGTATCCTTGGTAGCGTTGCATCATGACCCAACCAGCGTTATATCTGGTTTCATCAGGTAGCATCAAGTGGCAATCTCTATCATGAAGGGAGATCGTCTCCTTGCCATTATTCATCAACGTCAGGTAGACCAAGACAAACACGCCCTTTGCCTGGTAGTTCCAGACATTATCCTGTAATCTGGTCTGACGGACAGCTTTGTCGAAGGTCACGGCCAAGTCCCCAATGGTTTGGGTTTCACCTACCCCGGGAACTGGCGTGGCTGTAGGGACTGGAATCTCGGTCGGTTTCGGCGTCGCAGTCGGCCTCTCGGTCGCCATTGGTTTGGGCGTTACTGTCGGCAAGCCCGGGCCCTGTACCGGCGCTGTTGCGGTCATAAGCACCAGCGCGCCTTCAACCTTCGGGCTCTTGGTTGGACTCACCGCGTTGACGATTATACCGCAGAGACAAAGAAGGGCAATCAACCCACCGAGCCCGCCAATCGCTAAGAGGGCCCGTTTGTCCACTCGTCAGTCACCTCCTAATCATCAAGCGTCCCGCGCTGGATACTTCCGGCTTTAGCCGTGGGGTTCTGACTGTTCTGTTCCCGAATCGGGTGCTTGCTGTTGCGCCTGCCGTCTTTGCTCTCTGTCCTCGGCTTCCCGTTGTCGTCGCTCTTCCCGTTCTCGGTCGAGACTCTCCTCCTCCTCCTCGACGCTCTTGATGGCATCGTAGACAGACGCGAGCGCTTGCCGCAGGCGAGGGTCGTCGGGGAACTTGCGGCTGATGTAGGCGTGGAACTCGGGCAACTCGTTTGGCTTCCCTGGACGGGTCTGGACTAGCAACTCTGCGACTGGTACCCGCAACGCAGCGGCCAGCTTGCCCACGGCCGCTAGGCTGGCAGTCTTGCGTTCTCCCTTCTCCAGCTTGGAGATGTAGGATTGATTAACTCCGGCCTTGACTGCCAGCTGGCCTTGGGTCAAGCCTTGCGCTTCACGTTGCGCCCTCAGATTGATACGGTTGATTCTAACTTCACTCATGACAAGCACCCTGCAGCGATTATATCATTGACCTATGACGCCATGGCATATTCGTTGCCAAATTGGTGGAAAAGGGGCTTGACAAGTCAGTACACCAAGGGCTATACTATGACGGGTTGGACTATGGGGCCAGAGAAAGTCGGAACGATGGACATTATCGAGAAGCTCAAAGAGAAGCAAGGCGAGAAATCCCAGACCGAGTTCGCCGCCGAACTGGGGATCACCCAGTCCTATCTGAGCAAGATCTACGCTGGCGAACGACGGATCACATTAGATATGGCCAAACGGATTCAGGTGAGGTTCCCCGAGTTGGCACTTGACCTTGCCGCTTTTTTGTTGGCCCCAAATAGGCCACCGGGGCCTACGCTAAGACACGTAGGCCTTGCCCAAGAGGACAAGATAGCTTGAGGAAGGGGAGAGGTGCATCATGCCCAGGCGCGACAAGCCATTGGTGATCCACATCGAATACGAGCCCGACATGGATGCCTGCGTAGAGGCGCTCTACCGTCTCCTGACGCGGCCCATGCGGACGGAAGAACAGGAGAGAAAGGAGGAAAAGGCCTCATGAACGACCCACGAGTGAATGCAGATCCAACGCGACACGTATTCAAGTACGTTGTGTACGCCCCATGGTACGAGCGGGGATTCCGGGACAAGCAGAAGGCTATTGCTTATGCAGAGGCGCTAGGCCGACCGGCGACCGTGCAGGCATGGTACGACTCGGTAGGCACGCAGATCGCGATCGTCTATCGAGTCCAAGGGGTGACGGCATGACCGAGCGGCAGAAATTGCTCCAGCGTCACTACGTGTACCGGGTCATCTCGCGCGTGATCGTCGGACAGATCGTCGCCTCTCGTTGGAACGGCGACCGCCAGCGCACGTGGGACCTGGCCCGGATCTACTGGCGGAACCAGGACAGCAGGCGAGTGCTGGCCAAACGACGTAGCATCTAACCGCAGTCGCCGGCCGTGGCGGACTGCGGTATTTTGCACATCTCAAGCGGGTTGCCGGGCGCACGATAGGCCGGCTACCCATATGGGTTATTCAGGGGGAGCGAATCAGACAGTGAAGAACGTGTGGCGAGGAACGCGAGTCTACGTCGGTGCCCATGATTGCTCTTGGGGGGTCGGGCTGAACGTGGGCGAGTTGGATCTGGTAGGCCCCAATGAATGGCGAGAGGCGGGTTCGGGTGGACGAGGACGCATTGGATCTGGTTTGTAAGGCGATCATCCGGATGGAGCTCGCGCAGCAGCGGCAAGCGCGGGAGATGGCCGAGATGAGAAAGGAGATTCATGCGGCGTTCGCACTGTTGGGAATACGAATCGTACCAGCGGGAGAAGCGGCGACGGCTGATCCGGCGGGAGATACTAGCCGGGCTGGTGTTCGCGGCGATTCTGTTCGGTTGCCCTTTTCTCGCCGGGCTGATTCCTGATTGACGGCAGAATACCGTGAACAACGACATCAAGGTCAAGATCATCATCGAGGCACACGGCAAGGCCTCTGATCGTTAGCATGTACGTCGGAAAGGACATTTAGCGATGGCTGACTTCCAATTCACCAAGGCAACTAAGGCGGCCGCCAAGCTGCGGATGGCAATCTCGGGGCCCTCTGGCTCGGGCAAGTCATGGACGGCGCTCACATTGGCCTCGGCGATGTGCAAGAAGATCGCCGCGATCGACACGGAGCACGGCTCGCTAAGCAAATACGCCGACCAATTCCACTTCGACACCCTGGAGCTGAACGACTTTCACCCGGAAAACTACATCGGAGCAATCAAGAGCGCCCAGATGGCAGGCTATGACGGGCTGATCATCGACTCGGCATCTCACGAGTGGTCCGGGCACAATGGCTGCTTGGAACTGCTGGACGTCTTCGCGAAGAAGAACAAGGCTGGGAACAACTGGGCAGCGTGGTCCGACGTGACACCCCTCCACAACGCCTTCATCGAGGCGATTCACCAGGCCGACATGCACATCTTCGTGACGTACCGCTCGAAGATGGACTACATCCAGACCATCGACAAGAACGGGTACACGGTCATCAAGAAGGTCGGCATGAATCCAATCACCCGGGAGGGTGGAGAGTACGAGCATGACGTGGTGGGTGAGATGGATCTCGACCACAACATGGTCATCTCCAAGACGCGTTGCCCCGCGCTTGCGGACAAGGTCATCCCCAAGCCGGGCAAGGATCTGGCGCAAATTCTCCTTGGCTGGCTTAGCGCAGCGCCGGCAGCCACCAACAACCCGCTCATTAGCCCAGAGCGCCAGAAGCTCCTAGACCGCATCGCCCAGAACCAGAAGCAGTGGGGCGTCTCTGACAAATGGATGAGCGATGCTACCGCATACCTATTAGGAGTACCAACCGATCTCAACGAAATGTCTGATGCCGAGCTGGTGCGGTTCGACGACTACCTGAAGGGGAAAGTCGACGACAAAAAGTCAGAGAACATCATGGGGAACGCGAAGCGCAAGTACTACCTCGACCTCATTGCCGGCTACCAGAAAAGGCTTGGGGTCTCGGATGACTGGATCCAGAGGGCTCTGGCAGCCAAGTTCAGCTACAGCGCCCCTTTGGGAAACGCCCCGAGAGAAACACTGGAGAAGTTCAGCGACTACCTCAAGGGGAAAATCGACGACAAGGAGAAGGCGGCCGATGGAAAGGTTGCTTAAGCGGATCAGGGATCTACGGCATCAGGTGGTGAGCGCGCGGATCAATCTGCAGATGGCCCGGGATGAGTTGGAAACGGCGAGGGCCAGGGCAGAGGCGCGAGTTACCGAAGCTGCCGGCGGTGACAAGGGCCTGGGCAGCAATACTGAAACCCGACAGCGAGCACTGACGTTGGCGCTCGCCTGCGACGACGAATACCAGCACGCGCTGAAGAACGTCCGGGACATGGAAGCCGATTGTCTTGCCGTCGAGGCAGACCTTGAGGACGCCAAGGACGAGCGGCGGGCTGAGGAATGGCGGATCAGGGCCGCACTCGCCGAGGCGCTAGACCGCTCTGGCGTCCAGACTGACCACCACGACGCGACCGACGACAACGCCTTCGACGACGCGACAGACCAGCGGGTATTGCGAAAGGCGGTGGAGGTTGCGATGGCGGCCGGGGAAAAGGTCGAGCCAGAGTTCAACGACGATCTGCCCTTTTGAGTGTGGCCGGCGGATCACCTATGACGGTGTCTGTGAGTTCTGCTGGATGGATGGGTTCGATCATAGCTGCGAGAGAGGGGGCAACCATGTCAGTATCGGAAAGCCAGATGGACGAGCTTAACGGGGCAGCCTCATCCCGAACCGAGACGAGGTAGCACCATGAACCTGCTCGACGCTATCATCCGCCACTTCGAGCGCGAGCGAACCATCAGCCCACGGCTCTGGCCGGACCGACGGGGGGAGTATTGGTGTCAGTGCCCGTACCATGATGACCGGCACATCGGTTCGTTCTCCTTCTCGGAACGCGGATTCGCGTGTTTTGCCTGTGATGCGAAGGGCAGTCTGAGGCGTTTGGCCCAACACCTCAGACTGATTGACGGATACGGCCGGGATCTGCCGAAACCAAAGTCGCCCAAGCCAGCCCTCTCGTTTCGCTGGCAGCAGGATCGGTCGATCCCGCGCTGTTTCCAGCCGATTCCGCCTTTCGCCTGGGACTACCTGCTGGACCGCGGCTTCGTCGGCGACACCATCGACCGCTGGCGGATCGGCTATGGGGTCCTGCCGGCTTCGCGGTGTCGCCTGCCGCGGATCATTCTCCCGGTGTACGAGAACGGTCGGCTGGTCGGGCTCAAGGGCCGAGCGGTGTTGCCGCAGGACACGGACGCCAAGTGGCTGCAGTCGGCCGGATCCAAACCCGCGCTCTTCGGCGCCGAAATGCTAACCCGTGGCTGCAGCCTGATCGTCACGGAAGCGCCGTTCTCGGCGATGCTCTGGATGCAACGCCGGCCGGACATTCCCGCCGTGGCGAGCTCGCAGGGGGCGTCGACGTGGCTGCCAGGGTGGACCGAGAGGATCGCCGCGGTGAAACCCAAACAGGTCTTGGTGGTCTATGACCACGACGACGCGGGACTGGCCAACGGAGTGAAGGTCACCAACGACCTGCTGACCGCAGGTCTCCACGTGACGCTCTACCGTTGGCCCGCGGGAACGCCAATGAAGGCCGATCTCGCCGACGCAGTGACGACGAAGGCGAAAAGTGCGTGATGGGTTCGAGGATGTATTGCGACACTTCGAGCGCCCGCGGGGGGATCTATCGCTCCCGGAGGGAACGCCGGAGGAGCCGCCGGATTGGCAGAGATCGGCGCTCTGGCGACGGCTAGGGATTTGCGACCTGCCCGACCGGAGTCGGGAACCGAGCCTCACGGTCGACGAGGCCCGAAGGGAGTTGTGGCATAGGATGCTAGCCTACGCGAACGAGGCGCAACCAATTTACGCCTTAGTCCCCACGGTACCGCCCGGGATCGGCAAGACCCACGCCGCAGTGCGCCTGGCGATCCAGTTGGCGCGCGCGGGCCGGCGCGTCCTCTACGCGGGACCGCGGCATGCTCTGTACAACGACGTGCTAGTCGAGGCAGACAAGATCAACCCGGATTCGATCGCGTGGTTCTACGAGTGGCTGCCGCGGGACGAGCACACCTGCCGGTACCACCAGCAGATCGCCACCTGGCTCGCCCGGGGCTTCGACGGGGCGTCGTTCTGTCTCGGGGTTTGTGGGCTTCGACCGGGCGACGTTGACACGCCCTGCGACTACCTGGAGCAGTACCACGTTCCACAACCGATCATCTACGGCCAGCATCAGCACGTGGCGCTCTCACACCCCTTCACGTTCCACATGGTGATCGGTGACGAGGTACCGATCGGGGCGTTCCTCCACGAGCAGGTTATTCCTGCTCATCACATCCTGCCGTCGAAGCGCTTCCCGGAGCACCGGGAGCTGTGGGCACTACTGGCGCGGCTGCAGGAGCTGGCCCAGACAGGCACCACGGTAGCGGAGGGGCCCGAGTTGCTCATGGTCATCGGCGGGGCTGACGCGGTGCGCCGGATTATTGAGCCGTGGGCGGCACCCGGGGCCGCCAGCAGCCTGACGGAGCCCGAGCGTATGAACCGGGAGAAGCTCGACTACATGGAGAACCTCGACTACGACTACCTGGAGCAGTTCCTCCCGTTGCTCTATCGAGAGGCATGCGCGGCCTGCTTGGGACGGGACTACCCCCACCGGATCGTCGTCGGGAAGCACAAGCTCTTGCTCCTGCTGCGTCACCGGCTCAGCCGGCGCACCGCCACAACACACTTGATGTGGCTGGACGGGACGGGAACTAAGAGGATCTACGAGGCGCTTCTCGGCCGGCCCGTCGAGGTGTTCTCCCCGCGGATCGAGATGAAGGGCCGGATCTTCCAGATTCACGACCGTGCCAACGGGAAAGGAACGTTGCTCCGGGAAGAGGCCGACGGAGAACCGACGCCGACTGCGAAGCTGACGCAGCTCGTCAAGGTGGCGAAGAAGATCGTGCAGGACCAGGGGTACCAACGGGTCGGAGTGATCACCCACCAGGCCGCCGAGCCGCCGTTCCGAGAGTTCGCCGACGTCGGGCATTTCTACGGCGAGCGGGGTACCAACCGGTTCGAGGATGTGGACGCGCTAATCGTCGCCGGCAGCCCACAACCGCCACTATTCCAGCTAGAAAAGATGGCCAAGATGATCTTCTTCGAGCGAATGGAACCCTTCACTACGGCGTGGTCGACCGTCGAGAAGTCGTACAACTACGTTGCCGAGGACGGAAAGGGCCGCACCTATCCCATGGCCGGGTTCTGGTCGGACCCGGAACTCAGCGCCGTGCTTTGGCAGCTGCGAGAGGCCGAGATTATCCAGGCCGCCCACCGGGCCCGGCTGAACATTCGGGATGTGGACGTGTGGCTGCTGGAGAACCTGCCGATCTGGGACTTGTCACTAACTGAACTGCTGTCAATGCGCGAAGTCATGGGGGCGCCCTTGGGTGTAGATGTGTTTCAGTGGGAACAGGTCGAGGCGCTGGCGGAGCTCTACCTGCAAGAGCGACTGCCGCTCTACTCTGCAGACCTTGTGAGAGAGCTGGGGATAAGTCGACCCTCGGCAATCAAATATCTTTCTCACTTGGTGAACAGCCAGCCGGAGCGCTGGCAATGGCCGGATGATGCTCATATTCTGCCGATTCGGGGAGAAGGGAAACCGGCGAAAGGCATCGTTCCGAGGCGGGGTCAAGGGAGTATGTAAAACGACATATATAGTAATTATTAATGTCGTTTTACATACTCGGGTAGCGGAAACTCTTTTAGTGTCGTTTTACATACTCGGGTAGCGGAAACTCTTTTAATGTCGTTGCACATACTCGGGGAGAACAGATGACGATCCACCTTCGACTTGTGAAGGCTAGGTATAGGAGGAACTAAGATGACGCTCGCGGCAATGGCCGAACATTGTAGACGGCAAATCGCGTTGCTCGGCTCTGATGCCGTGGTAGTGTTCAAAATGCCCGGCAAGTGGGGCACTGGCACGAAGCGGCTCTGGCGAGGTGGGCCGGTTGGACAGATCATTGCCGATGCGCAGGAGAGAAAAGAGGTGTTGGTGATGTTCAAGGCGGCGACGGTGCTGGAGGCACTTCAGAACGCTCTGAGCGAACTGGCCCGTGCCTAAGCGGGTAGACACCAACCAGCGCGAGATCGTCGCCGCGCTGCGACAAGTGGGGGCCTCAGTGATCATGCTCTATGAGGTTGGCCACGGATGCCCCGATCTCCTCGTGGGCTTCCGCGGTCAAACGTACGTCCTGGAAATCAAGACCGCCAAAGGCAGGCTCACCACTGACGAGTGGGCCTGGTGGCAAGAGTGGCGCGGCAGTGGAACTGTGGTTAGAACGGTCGATGAAGCGCTTCGAGCAATCGGGGCACTTCCCGTGGCTCCCGAGCCTACCGAAACCAGACTGGAGAGACCATGAGAAGGGGGCTCATTGACTAGCATCGAACGCCGCATCGAGGTGCATTGTCCATCGTGCGGACGCCTAGCCGGCGAGTACCGGCCGGGCTCCGATGGGCGGCTATTGCATTGCCGCTGCAACCGCTGGCTGGCAATTGTCGTCGAACACGGTACCATTTCGGTGCAGGCGTTCGATAGCCGGAAGGAGGCAGAGAGGGCGTAACTGTTCACAGTTCCATCAGTTGGAGAGGGCGGAGGCTTGATAGCGTGTCTAGTTAGTGGTATACTTGAGCCTACAAAAAACCTGGCTGATCTGGCGGGAAACCGTCACCTAGGCCGCCGACGTTCCGAGACCGTGCGGGATGTGTTGGCGGCTTTTTGTTTGGGATGCGATGAAAATCCGCTGCGAGCGGTGTGGGGCAGTGTGGACACCCGGAAAAAATGGGAATGACAATGTCTCAGATTACAGAATTACAGAGGCGCAAACGACGCAATCAAACTGAGCCATCCTGGCGCAACCGGATAGTCGGCCATGGGGTAAAGCCAGCGTCTGAGTTCCTGGCCAACCCCAATAACTGGCGGATACACGCGAAGGCGCAGCAGCAGGCGCTGACCGGCGTACTGGCCGAGGTCGGGTGGGTGCAGCAGGTCGTGGAGAATGTCCGGACTGGCAACCTGATTGTTGGCCATCTTCGGGTGGAGCTGGCGTTCAGGGAGGGGGACGACACCCCGGTGCCGTACATGCAGGTTGACCTGTCGGAGGCCGAGGAAAAACTGATACTGGCAACGCTTGATCCCATCGGAGCGATGGCCACGGCGGATGGTCGGAAGCTGGATGAACTGTTGCGCGAGGTCTCGACTGGCGATGAGGCGGTCCAGACGATGCTGGCGGAACTGGCGGAGAAAAGTGGGCTTGAGTATGGCAAGGCACAGGCGCCAGAGGACCTCGGGCCGCAGGTTGATCGGGCTGAGGAGTTGCGGCAGAAATGGCAGACCGAGCGTGGGCAGTTGTGGGAGATACCGAGCAAAACGGTGCCGGGACAGGCGCATAGGCTGATGTGCGGGGATAGCACGACTGCTGAGGACGTGGCGCGGCTGATGGGCGGAAAGTTGGCGCGATTGGTGGTCACCGATCCTCCGTATGGAGTGGAGTACGCCGATAAGAATGCCTTCCTGAATACGATTGCCCCGGGCAATCGTATTCAGAGTCCGATAGCAGGAGACCACGGAACGAAGGAGGGCGTACAGACGCTCTGGAGGTTGGCATTCCACGAAATGGCGGCAGTTATGGATGCAGGCGCGGCAGTGTACTGTTTCATGCCGCAGGGCGGTGACCAGATGATGATGATGATGATGGGAGCTGGCATTGAGCCCCGCCATGAGCTGATATGGCTGAAGAACAATCACGTTCTCGGCCGTGTGGATTATGCCTACAAACATGAGCCGATTCTGTACGCGTGGAAGGACGGGGGTCATAAGTTCTATGGGGGATTCCAAACAAGCGTGCTCGAATTCGATAGGCCGCAGGTCTCGGCTATGCATCCGACGATGAAACCGGTCGCTCTGATCGAGCGGCTGATTTGCAACTCCAGCCTCGCTGGGGAACTAATATACGATCCTTTCCTCGGCTCCGGCACGACGATGGTCGCCGCTGAGCAGACTGGGCGTGTCTGCTACGGCATGGAAATAGAGCCTAAGTATGTGGCAGTCTGTTTGCAGCGAATGGCAGACATGGGGTTGGAGCCGAGGTTGAGCGATGGTTGAGCGTTACTCGACCGACAAGATCATAGCGGCCCTCAAGGCTACCAATGGCCTGGTCTATCTGGCTGCGCGGCAGGTGGGATGCACGCCAAAGACGATCTACACGCGGGCTAAATCCTGTGTGGCCATTCGCCAGGCCATTGAGGATAGCCGTGGCGAGCTAATCGACCTGTCCGAGCTGAAACTGCGGGCCGCCGTGCTCAACGGCGAGCCGTGGGCGGTTGCGCTTGTGCTCAAGACGCTCGGCAAGGACCGCGGCTACGTCGAACGACAGGAGGTTAATAGCTCGGGCCAGCAGATCGACCTAACGAAGCTGACAAACGACCAGTTGGTGAGGTTAGCCAATGGTGATGACCCAATCAAGGTCCTTCTCAGCGCGCGAGCTGATCCAGCTTAGAGCGCGAGCCGAATTAGAGCGGCGGCGGCGGGGATTGGGTAACCAAGATCCTCTAGCTGTCTATCGCTACGACCCTATCGCCTACATGCGGGAAAAGCTTGGCTGGGAACCCTGGCGTGGTAATGGTGCAGAGCGGCCAGGCCAGGCCGAAATCATCGACGCTTACGTGCTCGCCCTCCGGCAGCAGCACGAGCGGGCGGCCTATGAAGCGGGCGAGCTGAGCGAAGCGGACCTCACCTGCTGGCGGCCCGGCCAGACGATCAAGAATCGCATCCGGGTTGAGTCGGGGCACACGGTAGGCAAATCGAAATGCGCCGCCGGTCTGGTCAACCACTTTTTCGATTGCTTCGTGCCGAGCATCATCTATACCTTCGCGCCCTCATGGGAGCAGATCCATGACCTGCTCTGGAAAGAGATCAAGGCCGACCGCCTGGACAAGGGATTGCCGGGGCGGATTCTCGACCTGGCCCTTGACCGTGGGCCAAACCATTTCGCCAAGGGCCGGGCGACTAATAACGCCGGTGGGAGCGGCACAGAACGCATTCAGGGCCAGCACGGGAGATACCTGATGTTTGTTCTTGACGAGGCGGAAGGCGTGGCTGATTTCGTCTACAACGCCGTGGACGGCATGACTTCGGGCGGTATTTCCATCGTCCTGATGCTGGCTAACCCGCGGACCCGCACGAGCCGTTTCCACAAGACACGAGAACTCTCGACGGTGAGAAATTTCCACATCTCCTGCCTCTGGCACCCTAACGTGATCGAGGGCCAGGAGGTAATCCCGGGCGCGGTGAAGCGCCAGTACGTGGACGAGATGATCGAGAAGCACTGTGAAATGGTATCCGACCACAGTGCCGATGACCAGACCTTCGAGGTCTTCTGGCGACCGGGGGTGATCTACAAGCCCAATGCGGAGTTCATGTTCCGGGTGCTGGGCGTGGCGCCCCTGAACATCGCCGACAACACGATGATCCCGGTTGGCCGCTATGAGGCGGCGACCAAGCGCTTGCCCCTGAAGGAGAACCCAGCGGTAGCAAGCATGGGCGTTGACGTCGCACGCTACGGCAAGGACCTCGGCACGCTCTACGTCCGCTGGAACGGCCGGGTCTGGCGTGCCGCCCAGTTCGCCCAACTCGATACCTTCGCCTACTACCTGACGATCAAGCAGCAAGCCCTCCAGCTCCGCCAGCAGGGCGTGGAGACCATCCAGATCCGGGTTGACGGCGGCGGAGGCTTCGGCGGCGGGGTGATCGACCAGTTGGTCCACGACCTGGCTCTGGTGCAGGCCTTCGTCCAGTTCAGCGTGCTAGAGGTCCACTTCAACGGCGCGCCCTACGAGTGGGAGGCCTACGCCGAACTGGCGACGGAGATGTACGCCGCCGCCGGAGAGGCACTAAAGGGGCTAGCCCTCCTGAACCCGCCGGACGAACTGGAGACGGACCTCTGCGAGCGCATCTACGGCTGGGCGAACTTCCGCGGCGTGCAGGTCAAGAAGCTAGAGTCGAAGGACCAGTTCAAGCAGCGGGTCGGCCGCTCTCCCGACGACGGCGACGGCTTTGCCCTGGCGGTGACGCCGGACTACGTCTTCCTCGGGCAGCAGGAGCAGGTCGAGGTCTACGAGGACCGCCGCCAAATCAGCGACTACGGGAGATGGTGAGGACATGGGCATGATTGCTAGTCTGCGCGAGCGGCTCAACGGTCACAATGACAGGGCAGGATCGGATACCCTCCAGCAGGTGGAGGAGTTACGCGACCTGGTCAGCCGTCAGGAGGCGAATTTAGACCTGCTCAGAGAAGCGACACTAGATGCGGAGCTGGTGCTTGCCGCCGAGGATGTGGGTTGGGAAAGACCGGGACAGGGCGCCCGCGACATGCCGCGGGAGGTGCTGGGCAAGGTCATCACCCGTTCCCGGCGCGCCTATCTCCGGGACCCCCTCATCAATCGGGGCGTCAACGTGCAGGCCCTTTACGTGTTCGCCCAGGGCGTCAACGTGCAGGCCGCCGACAAAAGGGTCAACGAGATGGTGCAGGCTTTTTGGGATGACCCGGCGAACCAAGCCGAACTAACCGGCCACCAGGCCCGCTTTCTCAAGGAGGTGGACCTACAGGTTACCGGCAACCTGTTTTTTACCTTCTTCGTCAACCCAGCGGACGGTACTACCCGGGTGCGCACGATTCCGCCAGAGGAGATCACCGAGATCATCTTCAACCCGGAGGACAGCAAAGACCCTTGGTGGTACCGGCGAGAGTGGACAGAGACCGACGTCAACGGCCGGCCCTCGATCCGGGTAGCCTACTATCCCGACTGGGGCATCCCCCGCGATGCTGTCCGGCCGGTTAACGCGCTGGTCGAAGACGTGCCGGTGTACCACGTCAAGGTCGGTTGTCTGTCGGACGCGAAATTCGGCGTCCCCGAGACCTATCAGGCGCTCGACTGGGGCCAGGCCTACAAGGAATTTCTCTCAGACCGGGCGACGATCAGCCGGGCGCTGTCACGCTTTGCCTTCAAGGTAACCACGCCAGGGGGCAAGGCCGGCGTCGCGGCGGCGAAGACGAAACTAGCGACGACGATAGGCAGCAGCACGACGGAGACCAACCCGGCACCGGTGACGGGCTCGACGTTCATTCGGTCAACCACTGGCGCGGACCTCGATCCGGTGAAGGTGGCAGGGGCGACGATCAACCCGGAGGAAGGACGGCGGTTCCTGCTGATGGTCGCGGCATCGTTCGGGGTGCCGGAAACCTTCTTCTCCGATGTCTCGACCGGGAACCTAGCCACGGCGAAGAGTCTGGACCGGCCGACGGAATTGAAATTCCGGGAACGGCAGTCTCTCTGGGCTGATATCTTCCAGAACATCATTCAGTTCATGTTGCAGCAAAAGGTCCGGGCGCACAAGCTGGCTACCAACGCCGACCTCAAAGTGGAGATCACTTTCCCGTCCATTCTGGAGCACGACACCGATGGCCTCATCAAGGCGATTGTCTCAGCGGCCACGCTCGACGGCAAGCAGTCGGCTGGAACGCTCGACGACCGAACGCTGGTACGGTTGCTTCTGCAGGCCCTGGGGGTGGACCAAATTGACGAGTTACTGGACAAGATCGCGCCGGAGGACGGCGAGGGCACGATGGCGCAGCTCCGCAACCAGAATGCCCAGCGGGCACAGGAGATTGCTGGCGCGCAACCCAAGATGGCGCAGCCGAAGAGCCAGAACGGGGATGAGCCGCCAGACGAGCAGGGGCAACAGCAGGAGGCGTTCACCGAGGCGCTCAGGGAGCTACGAGAGGCGGTGCAACGTGTCATTGGCGGTTGACCTGCTGCGGGCCGTCGATACATTCCTGGAATCGACTGCCATTGCCTCCAAGAACCGCCGGCTGGCCAGATGCCGCAAAGGCCTGGCCTCGGCCATGGCAGCGGCCTTCACCACGCAGGGCAAGGCGTTCGTCAAGAGACTGGCGAGCGCCAAGGGTACCTACCCGGTGCAGGAGGGCACCCGCAAGTGGGACGACTGGGAGCCGCTCTTCGACGCCCTTGCCTTGGCCAGCATCGAGGCCTTCATCGAGCCAATCGACCTTTGGATCGCCCAGGCGCTCATGATTGGTGCCAGAGTAGCGATTGCGGAGCTGCGGGCCGGCATCTCGTTCGATTTGGACCACCCGGCCGCCGTCCGCTACCTCAAAGGCCACGCCCTCGAAGCCGCCAAGAGCATCAATGCGACGACCAAGGCGGACATCGGGCGGATCGTGACGCAGGCGGTGGAAGAGGGCTGGTCGTACAACAAGACCGCCAAGGCGATCATCGCCAAGTACGCCGAGTACGCCGAGCCGAGACCCCAGCTTCACATCGCCAACCGCGCCACGGGTATCGCCGTGTACGAATCGGGGATGGCCTACGAGGTCGGCGGCCGGGCCGTCGTCGATGACTTGATGGATGCGGGGCTGGAGATGGAGCACGCCTGGCTCACGGTCAAGGATGAGAGGGTAGAACCGGAATGCGCTGCCAACGAAGGACAGGGCTGGATTCCCGCCGATCAGCCGTTTCAGTCCGGGCACATGCACCCCTTGGCGCACTATGCCTGCCGGTGCACCTGTCTCAGCCGGAAGCGGGGAGTGAGCGAAGCAGCGCTGCTCGAATGGAGCCGGAAGCAGCCACGAGATAGGAAGGGTAGGTTTGCGAGGACGGGGCCAAAGCGTCCTTCTAGGATTGACTTTGCCTCACCTACACTGCAGTCGCTGGGCGAGGCGGCTGATACAAGGCATCTGTATCCCAAGAACGAACCCGGGAGAAAAGACTTGAAGCGCCTTGAAGCCTTTCTCACTCCGATTGGAAAAGAGCACATCAGCAAGGGGCACCCCAAAAGAGTGGCCTGGCTGAGTCAGCATTCGGACTTGGCGCGGAAGGCCGTGGAGAAGCCCGAGTTCGTTTCTCGTCATCTGGAGCACAAGCCGGTAATGGGTCGCTGGTCGCAGGCAAGAGCTGTGAGGGTTGCATCGGAGCCAAACAGGTACTACGTCGTTGTACTGAGCCTGGCACACCCTACCACGCGTGGAGCAAAGAAAGCTCATCAGGTCCTGACGATGTACCCTGCAGCGCACAGAGACCTGTTTCGCGCGGATGGACGACTGAAGGACAAGTGGATCGATGTCGGCCAACAAAAAACCGGCCCGTAGGCTGGCTTTCTGCGGTCCCGTCCACCGTGCGCGACTCCGGCATCTCGTTGTTCAATCCGACGAGCGGAAGGGTTACGTGGGTAGCGGCTTCCCACCTCAGAACCGATTCTAGTCTAGCACGCTGGCAGTGATCTGTCAATGACAGAAGTCAACCTGAGGAGATGTGAATGCAGGGGTTTCGCGAAGTCCGCGAGCCTACCACCGGTAAGCTGTTGTTTCGTTTCGATCCCCAGCGAGACCTGATCGAGATTGTCAGTCGCCGCTTGCCCGTCATCGTGGACTTAACCCGTTACCGCGAGGATAGTCAAGGGCTTGACAATTCGCCAGATCGTGTTAAGATAAGCATGTATTGAGGCAATCGAATAATCGTCCACCGGGAGAGCGCCCAGAGCGCCGGGCCGGTGAGCCAAACGCCGAGCGACTAGAGCGCCAGTTTGGACCTGACAGGATCAGGCGAACTGGCGCTTTTTCTATTGTCCAAGGAGGTGCCCATGGATCTAAACCTAGTCGAGATCGGCAAGAAGCTCTCGGCCGCGAACCGCGCGAAGATCCAGGCGGCGATGGAGGCCTTGCAGGAGATCCTAACTGCCACCGAGGACGCGACCGAAGCCCGCCGTCTGCTCTACGAGGCTGCCGAACTGTCGTTTAGCGACAAGGAGCGTGCGGTCCGGGACGCCATCAGAGCTTCGCTCCACTGCCAACCCGGTAACGGACAGGTCACCCTCGGCACGCCGGCCAATGTGGGGGAGGCAAAGAAGACCTACAAGACCGAAGACGGGAAGCAGTTCCCGGCCAGCGATTTCGCCTACGTACCCGACCCGGAAAAGCCCTCCACTTGGAAGTTGAGGCTGACCGCCGAACCGGGCGGTTCACCTGACGCCGGTATCGTGGGTGCCGCAGCGGCCGCTCTCGGGCCAGGTTTCCGTGGCCAGAAAGTGGACATACCCGCTGCCGACCTAGCAGCGGTGAAGGCCAAGGTGCGGGCCGCTTGGCGTAAAGCCAACCCAAACAAAGAGGACTCCTTGATGCCTTCGGGCATCAAGGAGTCCAATGGCGGGCCGGTCGAGCTGATCGGCGATGTGATCCCGCTGGTCGAAGCCAAGGCGGTCAACAAGGACGGAATTGCCAGAGTCAGGATAATTTCCCCCGGCCAAGGCACTTCGGGCTACTACCCGGGCGAAGTTCTCCAGAAAGCCGCTCCCCTGTTTGCCAATGTGCAGACCTTTTGGGATCACCCCACGGCGAGCGAGGAGGCCGAACGTCCGGAGCGCAGCCTGCGTGATCTGGCCGGCAAAATCGTCGGTACCCCTGCGTGGGAAGCCAACGGCCCGGCCGGTCCCGGCATCTACGCGGATGTGCAGGTCTTCGAGCCCTACCGCCAAGCCGTGCAGGAATTGGCTCCCCACATCGGCATGTCGATCCGCGCTACGGGTAGGTACCAGAATGGTGAGGCGGAGGGGAAGAAGACGCGAATCATCACCGGCATCGAGTCCGTCCGCTCGGTCGATTTCGTGACGCAAGCCGGACGCGGCGGCGAAGTGCTCCAGCTCTTCGAGGCGGCCCGCGGCGGGCAAGCCTACAAAAATACAAAGGAGGATCAGCAAGTGACTGATCAAGAAGAGAAGGCCCTTCGTGAGGCGTTAGCCGCCGCGGAGGCCAAAGTCAACGAGCTAACCGAAGCGCGTGCCGTGCTCACCGGCGAAAATGCTCGCTTGCGGGAAGCGCTCCTATTGCGAGAGGCGCGCGACTTTGTCGGCGCCGAACTGGCGAAGGTCGAGAATCTCCCTGACCTGACCAAGACCCGGCTGGCCGAAAGCCTCGCCGCCAAGCCGGTGGTCAAGGACGGTCAGATCGACAGGGAGGCCTACGCCACGGCGATTCAGGAGGCGGCCAATGCCGAGGCGGAATACCTCGCCAAAGTCACCGGGCAGGGCCAGATCCGCGGCATGGGGACGGCGTCCCGCCCGGCAGATGGGCAGGTCGCGGTAAGCCGGCTTAGGGAGTCCTACAAGATCCTCTACCGCGCGCAAGGCATGTCCGAGGCAGAAGCGGAGCGCCTGGCCGAGCTAGCTGCTGGGTCCTAGAGAAATCAGAAGGGAGAAAACAGTAAATGCCTACCAATGAGGTTTACCGGTTCTGGTCCATCGAGCAGCCGGAGATCGCCTGCACCTCGCCGGCGGTGCCGGCTGTCGGCGGACCCGTTCGTCTCGGCAATCTAACTGGCGTGGCCCTCACCCGCGAGGGCGAAGGCGGCAACTCGGCCGGCCACTGCACCGTCGATTTCGGTATCTCCGTCTGGGACCTGCCGGTCACCGACTCTGTGGGCGGCGGCATCGCCGTGGGTGACACCCTTTTTCTGATAGATGGCGCGCCCGCGACGGTCAAAAACGATTCCTCCGGCGTCTACTTCGGTATCGCCCTTGAGCCGGTCGGCGCCGGACTCACGGCAACCATTCGCGTGCTGCACGATTTTGGTGTGGGCGCCGGGACGGTTGGTCCGGGAACGATTGCCACCGCCCATCTTGCCAACGGCATCCTCAGCGCAGACGCCGCCGGGCGAGGAAAGGTCGCGGCGAACTTCTTCGACGCCGCAACTGTCTTGGCAAAGTTTGCTGTTAATTCACTTACCAATGCCAACCTCGATGCGATCATCGCCGCCAATGGTTTCGCCGCAGATGCAGACAGCCGTGGGAAATTCGCAGATGGCATCTGGACCGGTGCCAAGCTCGCGACGGGCTTCCTCAAGGTTAACCTGGCCGCAGGCACAGGGATAGGCGTGAACGTAAATCTCGCGGCAATGGCCGCGGGCGACGAAATCGTCAGTGTGCTTTCGTTCACTACCGCCGCGGCGATTGCCTCGGTAGCAGACCGGACCGCTGAGTATGCCGCGGGCGCTGGTGTGTTGACGAAAGCGGCCGGGACGGATGAGACAAACAACCAGCTGGTCATCATCTGGATCGACAAGACCTAGGTCAGACACCAACGAGAAATAGGAGATTGACGACAAAATGAAAGAGCTACTGCGCACCATAGATGACTGGACCGGCTACCGGTCCATGCCCAAACCCAATACCGCTTTGCTGGAGGCCTCGGGCGTCTTGGTTGACTTGATGAGCAACCGCTATCGCCTACCCGGCTGGAAGCAGGAGGCGATTATCCGCGCCTGGGTCCACGGTGAACCGCCCGCTCAACTACGGGAGTCGGTGGTCAGCAGCGACTTCCCTAGCCTGTTCGGTTTCACCCTGGAGCGAGACGTGCTGGCGCGCTACCAAGCGGTCGTCCCCGAGTGGCGAGCCTACACCAAAGTTGGGACGCTACCGAATTTCAACGTCGCCGAGCTACATAAGGTGGTCGGCAACGATGGACTCTTGGCGGCCGTTCCCGAACGGGCGCCGTACCCGATTCAGGTGGTGGCCAACGGGCACTATCACCGGCAGCTGTTTAAGTACGGCGGACAATTCGACATCTCGTGGGAGGCGATGGTCAACGACGTGCAAAGCGCCTTCCAGGATGTGCCGCAGCGCTTTGCCGATGCGGTGGTCTACACCGAAGCCTACAATGTGACGGCCCTCTACGCTGCGGCCGCCGGCCCCAACCCGCTCCTCTTCGGCGCACCGGTGGTGGACGCCGCTGACGGAGCGAACGTCACGAACCTTGGCGTCTTGCCGCTGACTATTGGCAATCTAGAGACTACAATCACCCTGATGGCCCAGCAGCAGGACGTACAGGGCAAGCCGCTGGGCATCCGCGCCGCGCACCTCGTCGTACCGCCCGCTCTCGAGCTGACGGCCCGGGCGATTCTGACCAGTACGCTCAAGCAGTGGACAGAAGTAGGTGCAGGGGGCGGTGTGCCGGTGCCCACCGCGAACATCCTGCCGCAGATGGGGCTACAGCTACACGTCGATCCGCTTCTCCCGGTGATCGACGTTTCGGGCAACGTGAACACAACTTGGTACCTGTTCGCTGAACCTAGCCGCATCGCCGCGATTCAGCTCGACTACCTACGCGGCTACGAGAACCCGGAGATCGTGATGCGGTCTTCCGACAAGGTTTCGGTTACCGGAGCACCTATGTCGCCGTTCAGCGGGGCGTTTTTGGATGACGACATCCAGTACCGGGTGAGATGCGTCCACGGGGGCGCAAGGCTTGATCCGAGAGCCTGTTATGCCCAAGTTGGTCCATAACCCGGCACGTTAGCGACGTTGCTTGTGGCTGGCGCGTGCTCCGGGATGCGCCAGCCAGACCACACCAAGGAGAGGACTCTATGCCCGAGCTACCCCGACCGGTGACTGTAGAGCACGCCTATCTGGCGGCGATTCTCGACGAGCTGAAGGCGCTACGGGCAGAGCTGGCCGGGCGCCCGGCACAGAGTCAGGTAGTCGAGCTACGAGAGCCTGCCGGTTCCACCCTAGGCGAACAAGCGGAAGAAATAGCCGGGCGGTCCTTCTTCGGAGAGACCACGTGCAACCACGAGGTGTCGAATGGTTTTCACCTACAACATCGCCACGAACGCCGGCAAGGTTCGGTTACTCTGCAACGACAAGACCGATACCGGCCATCTCTTCGAGGATGACGAGATCACCTATTTTCTCACGGCCGAGAGCGACAACATCAAACGGGCGGCCGCGCTGGCACTGGAGACGGCGGCGAGCGATCAGGCGCTTGTCCTCAAGGTGATCAGCTTAGGCGACCTGAAGACCGACGGTGCCCAGACGGCCAAGGCACTCCTGGCCCGCGCGGTACAGCTTCGGGCCCAGGCCGATGCCGAGGAAGCAGAGACGGATAGCGGGGCCTTCGACATTGCCGAATGGACCGTGACGAATTTCGCGGTACGGGAACGGGTCTACGGGGAGGCGCTGCGGAATGGCTAGCCCGCTGATTCACCCATTTCTACTCGACCGCCTCGGGAGTTTCTTCTCTGCGACCTGCACGGTGCAAACCAACACTCCCGCACAGGACGCCTACGGTCAACCCATCGCGGCCTGGGCGAACCTCGCCGGGCACGTGGATATTCCGTGCGGCATCTACCCGACGAAGACCCAGCAGGAAGTCAAGCGAGCGGATGGTACGATCACGGTCGCCACGCACCGGGCGAACCTGCAGGGGGTCTTCGCGAGTATCACCACAGCGATGAGGCTGGTTAGTGAAGGCCTTAACTATGACATCGTAGGGGTCGTGACGGATAGTCAAAGGGTGATAACTAGTCTATTACTGGAAAGGGTAGCCTAGGGTGGAAAAGATAGAACTCGTGGTAAAAATCGTGGCGGGGGCGCTGATCGCCATCTGGGCCGGGCTCATTCCGCTGGTGCAGCTACTGCTGATTCTGATCCTCATCGACATTGTCTCCGGCGTAGTGGTGGCCATACAGGAGCGGCGGCTATCCAGCGACGTGGCGTGGAAGGGCATGACGCGCAAGGCGATGTCGCTGCTCATGGTGGCCATGGCAGGGGTGATTCAGCATTATGCTGCGGATCTCGTTGGCAACTTGCCGTTGCAGACAGCGGTGGCCGGCTTCTACTGTGCAGGGGAGGTTCTGAGTATCTTGGAGAACGCGACTAACGCCGGGCTGCCAGTGCCGGAGATTCTGCGGCAGACGCTGGCGAAGATCAGCCCGGAAAAGGGCTAGTGGTCCGATGGGCAAGACTGATATCAGCATCACGCTCACTGGCCTGCCAGAGCTAAAAAGCAAGCTCAACCGGTTGTCGGACGCGACCAGGGGGCAGACCTTGGAACGGGCCCTAGTTAGCGGGGCCCTGTTGGTGGCGAACGCCGCCAAGGAGAAGGCGCCCTGGAAGACCGGGAATCTCCGACGGTCCATTCACGTCGGCGGTGAAGGGGTCAAGGGTGGCCTAGAACAACCGACCACGGGAACCGATATCGGCGGCAAGGTCTCCGGGTCCGAGTTCGCTGAAGTGCTGGTAGGCACCAACGTCGAGTACGCGGCCCAAAGAGAATTCGGGGGAACCATCGTGGCGAAGAACGCGCCGTATCTGGTCTTCAAAACCTACGATGGTGCCTGGCACAAGGTGAAGTCCGTGACCCAGCCGGCACGGCCATATCTCCGTCCGGCGTTCGATGAGCAGCGCGAGAATGTGATTCGGGAAGTGAAAGAGGCCTTAGCCGACCTGCTGAGGGCGATTTGAGATGACCATCGAAGAGCTATTGGTTGCTAGGCTCACCGGCTACCCGGCACTGGCAGCACTCGTCGGGAACCGGGTCTACCCACTGGTGCTGCCGCAGAACGTCGCGCTGCCGGCCATGACCTACCAGCGCATTAGTACCCTGCGAGTCCGCTCGCACAGCGGCCCTTCGGGACTGGCGCACCCGCGGTTCCAGTTCGCCTGCTGGGCAGACAGCTACGCCGAAGCCGCAAATGTCACGCGGGTCCTGCGACTGGCGCTGGACGGATTCAAGCTGACACCCGGCGGGGCGGCGCTCTCGGAGAACGAGATAGACGACTACGAGGCGGAGACGGGGCGCTGGCGGATTAACGCTGACTATATCATCTGGCATAGCGAATAGAGGAGGGGGCCCATGCCGAAGAAACCTGAACCGCAACAACCAGATTTGCCGTACGAGGCGGGGACCTGGAACAAGTTGCCACGTTGGCAGTGCAAGCTCTGCTCGTGGGACACGCTGGAGGGAGAAGCGGCGATGCTCCAACATATTATGGAGCGCCATGCGCCGGCGCCGGAACGGGTACCACTCAAGGTGCCTTTGTATGACCGCTACGGCAATCTGATCGAAGAGAGGGAGGTATAAGCCATGGCCGTGCTTGACGTGCCGGTTCAGACCATTAGCGCGAAGTATCCTAGCCTGCCCATTGCCGCCAATGGACTTGACTTCACATGGACAGCGGCGGGGGCGGCATTTGCAGACGGCGCCCAGTTCCCGCTCACCGGGAAGGAGATCCTGTTGGTACGCAACGACAATGCGGTAGCGCAGACGGTGACGATCAACAGTGTGGCCGACCCGTACAACCGGACGGGCAACATCACGGCCTACTCGATTGGCGCTGGAGAGTACGCCGTTTTTCCCCAGTTCCAGCAGACCGGCTGGATGCAAAGCAGTGGCAAGCTGTCGTTCGCCGCGAGCGCTGCCGACGTGTACTTCGCGGTGTTACGACTGCCCGACTAGAAAGGAGCAAGCACCATGTCAAACGCGATTGCCGCAATCGGCACGTTGCTGAAGATCGGCGACGGTGGCAGCCCCGAGACCTTCACCACCGTCGCGGAGGTGACGGACATCAGTGGGCCCAGCCTGTCCATGGACACGATGGAAGTAACCAGTCACTCGACGACGAACGCGTTCAAAGAGTACCTGGGGAGTCTGCTGGATGCGGGTGAGGTAAGCTTCTCGATGAACTTCATCCCGACGAACGCCACGCAGAGCTACACCACCGGTCTGATCAAGGACTGGTACAACCGCACCCGCCGCCACTTTCAACTTGTCTTCCCCGACGTGGGAGCCACGACCTGGGCCTTCACGGCGCTGGTGACCAAATTCGAGCCGAAGGCGCCGGTGGACGCTCAGCTGAGCGCCGACGTGACCCTGAAGATCGTGGAAGCGCCGACCCTGGCCGGCTAGTAGAGTGGCTGGGCCATCTGCACTTGATATTCACAGGGAGGGAGGAAGAGAGGAGAAGCATGTCTACCGCGGAAAGAGTATTCCTATCTCGCGAGGCGATCCTAAACGTTTCCGATCTGCAGCAGGAGGAGGTCTTCATCGCCGAGTGGAACGGCTACGTCATCGTACGCGGGATGAACGGCGCCGAGCGTGACGCCTTCGAGGCCTCCATGGTCGAGAAGCGGGGCAAGAGCCGGGAGGTCAATCTGGCGAACATCCGCGCCAAGCTGGTGGCGAAGACGGTGATTGGGCCGGATGGGAAACGTCTCTTTTCGGACCATGATGCCGAAGCGCTGGGCAAGAAATCTGCCGCTGCCCTGCAGCGCATCTTCGAGGTCGCCCAGCGCCTCTCTGGCTTGTCCAACGAGGACGTGGAGGAACTGGCGGGAAACTCCGCCACAACCCAGGGCGAAGGTTTGCCTTTCGGTTAGCACTCGCCCTGGGGATGACCGTCGCCGAGCTGCTGAGCCGCATCAGCAGCCGGGAGCTCTCCGAATGGATGGCCTACTATGAACTGGAGCCTTTTGGCGAGGAACGGGCCGACCTAAGGGCAGGCATCATCGCCGCGACCATCGCGAATGTCAACCGGTCGAAGAAGCAGAGGGCCTTCCAGCCCGCGCAGTTCATGCCCAAGTTCGGCGGAGAGCCAGAAAAGGAAACGCAGTCGTGGCAACAGCAGCTAGCCATCGTCCAGATGTTGAATGCCGCTCTCGGGGGCAGCGAGGTGCAGAGAAGTGAGCACGATCGCGACCCTGGAGGCAAAGCTGAGGCTTGACGCCCAGGGATTCCATCAGGAGACCCGCAACGTCGAGTCCTCAGTCTCGCGCATGGCGGGCTTCATCAGGAATACGCTCAGCACCGCGGGGGGCTTCGCTCTAGGCAATGCCGGCGTCTCCCTGATCAGTAGGGCCTTCGACGCCGCCAAAGACGCAGTGATCGGCTTCAATGCCAAGCTAGAGCAGTCAGAGATGGCATGGTCGGTCTTCCTGGGTGGTGGCGAGAACGCTAAGCTGATGATGTTCGAGTTACAGCAGTTCGCCGCAAAGACACCGTTTGAGTTCGAGGGCGTGGAGCAGGGCGCCCGCATGCTCATGGGCTTCGGCTTCGCCGCCAAGGACGTGATCCCTATCCTGACGGACATTGGCGACGCGGCAGCGGCACTCGGCCTCGGCTCCGAAGGTATCACGCGCATGATCTATCAGCTTGGTCAGATGCAGGCCAAGGGCAAGGTCACCGCAGAGGACACCATGGTCCTTGCCGAAGCCGGTGTCAACCTGGGCAAGGTCTATGAGACCATGGCCGCGCAGACCGGCAAGGCGGTTGGCGAGCTGCAGAATCTCCAAGACAAAGGTCAGCTATCGGCCGATACCTTCATGGCTGCCTTCCGTACGTTCGTGCAACAGAACTACGGCGGCATGATGGCTAACCAGGCCAAGACGTTCTCGGGAGCGATGAGCACCATCTGGGACTCGTTGAAGATCGGCGTTTCGACCGCCTTCCAGCCGTTCTTCGCCGCCCTCTCGGAGCTCGCGCAGGCCATCGCCGCCTTCGTCTCCTCTGACCAGTTCATGCAGTGGGCGGCCAAGGTGGCGGCCGTTTCGTCGTTGGCGGTCGACGGTATCAGGATGGTTGCCTCGGCGTTCATGACCTACCTGCCGATCGTTCTCTCCATCGTCACGACCATCGGGGGCATGATCTATGAAGCATTGAGCTATCTCAACCCCTTCGCCACGCACTCGCCCTCGCTGGTCGAGTCGGTGGACTGGGGCGTGGACCGCATCGTCGCCAAGTACGGGCAGATGGAGTTGGTTACCGGCCCCCTGATGACCACGAGCAACGCCATGCGCATGTTCGCCGATACCGTCCGCATGGGGCTGGCCGCGGTCGACGCCTCGACCATGGCCACGCAGATGAAAGCGCTGACGGTCTTCGGGGTCGACGTGCCGGCCGCGTTTCAAGCGGCGACCGAGGCAGTGCAGGGCCTAGAAGCCGAGCTACTGAACCTCTCTGACGCCATCGACGCGCAACAGGCGGTGGTCGATGGCATTCGCGGGGAGATGGAAAACCTCAATGACCAGATGGACGAGCTGCGAGACCAGGAGGAGGACGCCAGCAGTGCCAGCAGCGGATTTGCCTCCAGTGCCCTTGATACCAGCCGCATGTTGAAACCCTTTGAAGACGCCGTAGAGCGGGCACAGGCGCAGGTCAGCGACCTGCAGAACGCCCTGACTGAAGCGCAGAACAGCCTGCAACGGTTTGCCCAGACGCCGATTCAGGGGACCAAGGCCTTTTCCGACAGGGCCTTCGAGCTAAATCAGCAGATCGCCGGCGTTCAGCGACGACTCAACGACCTCAAACGTGCTCATGCCCCTGCGGCAGCCATGAAGGAACTGGAGGATCGCCTGGAGGACCTGCAACTACAGGCCCAGAATGTTCAACTGGACGAGCAGCTGCAACTAGGTCCCTTGCGCCGGCAGGTCGAGCAACTAGCGAACCCGATGGAGGAATTGCCCTTTGACCAGATTGTGGCTGGGGTGAAAGCAGCTCAGGCGCAAATCGCCAGTTTACAACCCCAACTGACGGGGGCGGAGTCGGCCCTGACCATCGCCCAGGAAACCCTCAAGGCGCAACGGGCGGCCCTCGACGAGATGTCGGCCGGCTTCCACGGTGCGGCGAAGAGCGCCAGTGCCTACAGCGCGGCAATGAAGGAACTGCAGACGAAGTACCAAGCCCTCCAGAAGCAGTTCAAGGACGAGCAGAAGCGGCTGGGTGACCTGCAGGGTGCCTACAACGACGTCAAGGGCAAGCTCGGTGATTGGGGCAGCGCCCTGGACCAGATTGCCAGCAAGGCCGAGCAGCTCCAGAAAACGAATGAGGCGGCGGCCAAGAATGCGGCGACTGGGTGGGGCGAATCAGGTAACCAGTTGGCAGACCTGGACGAGCAGTTAGCGGAGACCAAACGCAAGTATGAGGATTGGAAGACTTCCATGGATTCGTTCAAGGCCAGCCTGGAAGAACGGATAAAACCCTTCTTTGAAGATTTGCAAACCGCCTTAGAGAACTTCAAGTCCCAACTGGAAGGGGCGGACAAGGTGGTCAAGAGCCTACGGACCAACCTAGGGCTGGACGAGGGGGCTGGGACGGAGAAGAAGGGCTGGCTAAGAGATTTTCAAGAGACCGGCATAGGCAATCTGGCGGCACTCACGCAAGCGATGAACGACTTCGGCGATGCCATCGGCCGGGTGAATGGTGGGGGTGGGGGCGCGGGCGGCGGACTGGCCTTCCTGATTCAACTGCTGACCTGGGTCACGGGCCTCGCGCAGACGCTAACCTTTGCCATTCCGATCACTACCCTGCAGAGTTTCAGTGAGGCGCTGACCTGGGTCGAGGGTCCGATGAGAAGCTTGCAGCAGGCTGTCGATGACCTGGGCAAGGCCTGGGATGACCTGCGCAACAACGGTTCGATGTTGGCGTACGGGGAGCTGATGCTACGCATGCTCAACGTTATCTGGTCAGCATTCGTGACGGTGATGGCCTGGATTGTTGGCCTGGTTTGGGGCGCCGTTAAGGCGATCGGGGACCTGTTCGTCCGTCTCTGGAATGCCCTCGTCGGCCACAGTATCATTCCGGACCTGGTGAACGGCATTCTCGGTTGGTTCAATGTGTTGCTCCAAGGAGCGACCGAGATTTTCAATAAGCTTGGTGAGACCGTAGTTGGCATCATGAATACTGTGATCCGGGCAGTCAACAGCCTGATTGAAGCCTGGAACCGAACGGTCGGGTCGTTGCCAGGAGGTCAAAAGTTCGGCACGATTGCGGAGTTGCGGTGGACAAACCTACCATCACCGCAACTTGGTCCGTGGGAGGGGCCTGCTGTACCAGAGCTTCCCGAGTTTAATCCGCCCATCCCAGCTGTTGGCGGCAATGGTTTGGTCTGGAATGGGAACGTCAATGTGGAGGGCTCTGTTCGCTCCGACCGCGATCTGGTCCAGATGATCCGCGATGCGCTGGAGGACATCGGCCGGCAGAACGTCGGTATTTCACGCAACACACAGTGGGGAGCGGCATACTGATGGAGCCCAGCATTCTCAACCGTCCGACCTATTCCGTGGAGGTCTCTTTCACTGATCCGAAGCTCACTCCGGTATGGCAGGATATAACAAGCAGGGTACGCAAAACTAGTATCACTCGAGGACGCGAGAGCGAAATGAGTAGGATTGAAGCGGGCACAGCTCAAGTGACCTTGGACAATCAGGACCGACGATTCGATCCGACCTACACGGCCGGGCCTTACTACGGTGTACTCCTTCCCATGCGCCCGTTGCGCATACGTGCCACGTGGGAAGGGATTACCTACGATGTCTTTCGCGGATTCATTGAAGACTGGGGTCAGGAATGGCCCGTGAATCGAGACGTAGTGGTAAAGGTGAGAGCGGTGGACGGGTTCGCCGTACTAGCCGGGACGAAGGTCACCGCCGATTACCCTGAGCAGCGGGTAGACGAGCGTATCGGCATGGTGCTGGATGACGCCTCTTGGACCACGGGCGACGTGGCTATCCTGAATATTGCCACCCTAGACGCCGGATTTCGACTGGGCCCAGGGGGAGATCGCTCTCTCGATCGCTCCGTATCGCGAATTCAGAGCGTTAGCTTGGAAGGGCGATATGCATTAGAGCATTTACAAGAGGCTCAGGAGGTGGAAAATGGCATGGTGTTTATCAGCAAGGATGGAGCAGTAGCTTTCCACAATCGCTTGCGCCACTACGCCAGCCAGGCACCAACGGTGGTCTTTGGTGATGGTGCCGAACTCCCGTTTGTTGACTTGAAGTTCGCTTACGATATCAAGGATGTCTGGAACGAGATAATCATCTCTATGGAGGGCGGGCAAGACCACATTGCAGTTGATGCAACCAGTCAAGGCCATTATTTCACACGGACACTGGAGAGGAAGAACCTGCTTATCGCGCGCAATTCCGAGTGGGAAGCGCAGGCACGCGCCGAGTGGTTCCTGTGGCGCTATAAAGATGCTCGATTGAAAATTCGAGAAGTGACCATTGAGCCACAAAGCTACAGTAACCCGCAGTTCTGGCACCAGGTTCTGGCGCGGGAACTAGGTGACTGTATTCGGGTGATCAAGCGGCCAACTGGTACCATCAGTCCGATCGACCAGGTTGGCTTTATTGAGGGGATAGAAATTGATATTGACCCAGCGCGTTGGCGATACACTTTTCGTTGCTCTGTTGGGAGTCTGATGAATTATGCGCAGCTGGACATCTCGTCGTTGGATGCCGGTGCGCTGGCATACTAGTACTAGGGGGGAATCATGGCTTGGAACACACCTAAAACCTGGGTCACGAATGAGACACTCTTGTCATCAGATTTCAATGAACAAATCCGTGACAATCTAACATATCTCAAGGCTGTACTGGATGGGACGGACCTTCAAAATGTATTTATCAACGCGGCAAAGAACCTGGGTGTGGGGACGAACTTCTATATGGGGTTCGCAGATGCGAACTCACCTTGGCTAGTTTATGATGCTAACGATTACGTGTCGTTCGACCGTATAAATAACCAGTTCCATTTCACTATCGGTGGAGTAGACTATTTCATCTATGACGCGGCCAATGGTATACGTCTCAGGGATGCGACAGGAACGTGGATGCGAGTCATGCGTCACCCATACTCGACAGTTCCCCACATCGAATGGGGATCGATAGCAGTAGTTCATGGTAGCTACACAGATATCACGTTCACGAATCCTTTTGCCTCAAACCCTGCTGTAACATTGGGTTCGAATCATGGTTCATGCGACTACACCAACCTCTCACCCACCGGAGTTAGAATTACAAATGGCAATGTCGATGACTGTACGGTCCTCTGGATCGCAGTGGGAAATGACTAGATGATGAAAGATATTGAAGTGCCTGGCTTAATTCGCCCACGACTTCGAACCCTGCTGCACGCCCGCGAGCAGATCGACAGGGAGATTGCGGCTCTCCTCACTGGGGTGTTAGCAGTGCACGGGATCTCGGGCGATGAGATGGCCGAACTGGACGACGAGACCATGACGATCAAGCTGAGGGACGAGAGTGTCCGACAGGATCACTGAGCTAGCCAGAGCGCTACGTAGCATTGTCGTCGGCTGGCCGGAGTTGATGAAGACGGGTTCGGGCGGCGGTGACCCGTCTACCCTGGTCAATCATAACCACGCGTCCACCCTGCAGGGCGGCTTGGTCTCGCACAACGTCTTGACCAACATCACCGCCAACCAACATCATGATCAGGTCCACACGGTCGACGGCTCCGACCATTCCGTCACGGGTTCACAGTACCAACTTGTCGGGGTCACGTCCCCGGACCACCTGGGCCTGCTCACGCCGAGTTACAACCCCGGCGCGGCGGCGGGTATTCTACGAACCGATGACAATGGGTATCTCCAACTGGTGCGGCTGGGGCTCGGCAAGGCACCCACGGTGCCGGTGGATGCTGCCGCGGACGTAACTGATGGTTCCCTAGGCGTTGTCTCTGGTGTGAACCTTAACCGGACTGGATCTGGCAACAACCGCATTGGCGTTTACGGCGAATGCCTGCAGGCCGATGACTGGGGAATAGGTGTAAAGGGCGTCGGCCTTTACCAGGGGGTGGTCGGCGTCGTGACGCCCCCAACCGGGGATGGCAGCTACCAAGGTGTCTATGGGGAGGTTACGCTACCCGACAACCCGTCGACTTTGTGGGGCGGCGCGTGTGGTCTCACGGGCCTGGCCAGGGGTGGGCAGGATGCTAGCTGCATCGGCGTGCAGGGCACCGCCTATAACGACTTCGATGGGCCAGACCACTCCGGCGTGAACGGAGGCGGCTTCTTCTCGGGCTACATCGATGTCTCCACAGGCACGTCCAGAGCGGCCTGGCGGGTCAAGGGCCTTAGCGCGAGGGGAAACGCTACCGGCCGGAACGCCTCTAGCGTGGCTACCGCTTCGGTGGTCTATGGCGTAGAGGCCCTGGCCAGTCTCACGGCGTACGACAGCGGGCAGGCTGCGGCTACCACCGTGTGGGCCGGGTATTTTAGCCCCAGCACTGTCGTCTCCGGTTCTGGCTCACCCTCCGCAACGGCGACCACGGTCAAGGGGATCGAGGTCTACCCCAGTTTCAGCGCCAGCGCGGGGACGATCGCTGTCACAACGCTGTACGGTCTGCACCTGACTGGGGGATATAAGAGCGGGGCCACGAGCATTGGGACCTGCTACGGCCTCTATATTGACGAGCAGTCCCTTGGCGGCACGAACTGGAACCTCTACAGCGCCGGGGCGACGGGCAAGCACTACCTTGCGGGCTCGCTCGGGGTTGGCACCGAAAGCCCGGTCGCCAAAGTGGGGATCGCTTACGACACCGAGCAATTACGTCTGATCTACGCCAGTGATCCGGCAAAGTACGCCAAATTTACCCTCGGTGCCGAGGGGATGCTGACCGTCAGCGCCATTGGGCATCTGGTACTCGACCCGGTGAATGGGGGCAATGGTCGGGTGCTGCCTGGAGGGAGCATTGAGGATGACCTCGGATACTACAACCGGAAATGGCGAACCCTCTTCGCTCAGGAAATGTATCTTGAAACGCTGGTTGCTCAGGACGTAATGGCGACCATCGGCGGGCGGATCGTCGTCTCACCGTCCACCAGTCTGATTGCCAATGTGGGGACGGCAGACACCGCAATTGACGTGAAGTACAACAACCTCCACAGCGGCAGCGGTCCCTATACCGGCATGTACCTGCTGTTCGAGGGCTTCGGTTGGGACGGCGGGTCATTCTCCGCGCAGTATGAGGTGATGAAGACCGCGGACGAAGAGCCAACGGTGATCCCGGGCGGCTATCGCTACAATGTCACCCGCAATCTACAGGGCACCGGGGCGAAGGCTTGGGACAAGGGCGACTCCTGCACGAGTCTGCAGTACGCGGCAAACACCGGCTGGCTGGAGCTAACCAGCACGGCGACGCGCCTCCAGCACCTCGGTCCGAACCTCACCATCTACACGCGCACCGGCACGACGAATTGGAATGACGCCAAGCCGACCGTCGCTATGGGAAACCTCGATAGCTTCCTCGGCTATGGTGCAGTCTATGGCTTTGCGGTGGGCGACGACCTGACCAAGGACCCTGCCGCAGACACGACTCTAAGAGCAGTCGCGGTAGATCGTACGAATGGCGTGCGGCTCTGGAACGTGGACCTGACGCTGTATGACGCGGGGATTCCCAAGACACGGTTAGTTCGGGACGAGGGCTTGCTGATTAGCTCGGGCACTTGGGGGACGGATACCAGTGTTTTCGGTGCGGTCTTTGCCGATGACCCGACCCTGCCGAATCTCGACGCCGGCGACGTGGTGATCGGCACCTACTGGCACAGCAGCCCCGCCAGTCAGAAGGGCCTCTGGTGGGACAACTCGGCGCACATGCTGAACCTGAAAGGGGCGGCGGCAATCAAGGGAGGGTCCCCCGTGGTGGTGGATGGTGCTGGCCTCTATCTCGGCTCGGACTATATGGGGTACCACGATGGTTCGGCGTGGAAAACCTTCCTGAACAGTAGTGGCGACTTCCGTTTCGCCTATGACGGCAACAACTACCTCCAGTTCTTGGCTAGCGCGAACAAACTTCGGGGTGTCGGCGGGGGCGTAGAACAGTGGTATGCGAACGCGACAAATGGGAAGCTATGCGCGGGCGGCGGAGCGGTTGTCCTGGACGTGAATGGCGAAACTCTCTATACACAGTACCAGCAGGGCACCTTCGGAACTAACACGTGTGCCATTAAGTGGATCGACGTGGGCGGGGCAAATGTGGCTGGGGTGAACGGTGGTAGCAGCCCGTATGCCAACTTCCTCTCATTGTATGCCCGCCACAACGGCGGGGTTGAGAGTGCGCCGCAGGTGACCATCCACACCTTTGATTCCACTGGTGCTCTCTACACACCATGGCTGAGGGTTGACAAAGACTATGTGTGGCTCAGTGGTCCGACGAAAGTTGATGGCGGCCTCAACGTCGGCAATGCCACGGGGGCACCTGCAGGTACTGGTTTTTTCGATGCGTTGATGGCCGCCGCCAGCAGCTACTACGGTGTTGTAGCGGCGCGGGACGATAGCCTAATAGGTACAGCGGCGGGTAGCTATTCGGGGAACCTCTTAAACATACTCGGTAACGTCAGCGGATACCCAAGGGGTCTGCACGTTTATAACAGGCGAGAGGTTAATGCAGATAACTGGTGGGATGCGTGGACTCGCTTAGCTGCGACGGTCGTGCCAGGCGACTACCCCCAAGACCATTCATACAACAATCTGTCGTGGATTGAGTTTGCTTGGGGGAAGGTAAGCATTGGTGGCAACGTCCTCATCGGCACGGCGACGGACTCAGGGTACAAGCTCGACGTGAACGGCACCATCCACTACACGAGTCTCGCAGCTTCCTCAGATGTCCGTCTCAAGACGAAGATCGAGCCGATAGGCAACGCGCTGGCTCTGGTCAGGCGTCTCCGTGGTGTGCGCTTCGAATGGAACGAACGCGTGAACCGCGTCCGCGATGGTTACAAGCTCGGCAAACCGACCTACGGCCTCATCGCTCAGGAACTAGAGACCGTCTTGCCCGAACTGGTCTCGACCTGGAAGCTAGACGACGAGATCACGGACGCTAAGGCAGTCTGCTACGAGCGCCTGGTCCCTATACTGGTCGAAGCGATTAAGGAGTTAGACCGACGGCTCCCGGAAACATCGTCGTAGCGGGCGCCGGTGGTGGGTACTGGTCGCTCGAGTTCCGCGGGGGAATCTGCATCGAAGCTCTCTACTGGAGACCATAGGAGGAATCATGGAAGAGCGACTCAGGGCGCGCATTGCGGAACTAACGAAAATGCGCGATGAATTTGTGATTAAGGCGAATCAGGATCTGGCGGCGATGAATGGCGCCATCGCTGAGCTCACGGCGCTGCTGCAACCGGAAACGACATCAGAGAAAATGCCGGAGAACTAGTTTTGCGGAGATGCCTCCATGCCCAATGGCCAGCATCCACCGGTCCCGAGCCTACCTATGAGGAATTGAAACGTGGTGAGTGAGATCGTGGTGATCGTCGGGGCGATGGTAGTCTACTTGCTCACGAAATAAAGGGGGTGGCATGCCTGAATGTATTGAGCCCTGCACTTATTGCAAACGGATGGGGGCGATGCTGACGGCGACGCGGGAGCAGATACGCATCCTGTCCGGACTTTTGCGCGCACAACAGGCGCTCACGACGCTCGACTCGGACCGGTGGGCTCTCTATGACGAACTACAGGCAGTCTGCCGGAAGATCAGCCGACCCGAGGGGGAGAAGCGTGGTGAATAAGAAAAAAGTTGGGTTACACCTGGATAACCGTTGTCCGATTGACGAGTGGACGAAACGGTATATGCAAGCAATGGACCCAACCGTCATCGTGTTTACCGAGAATGCCAATCGAGAAGACGTGGCCTGGGTATACCAGAACTTCCCCGAGGCGATCATCGTCGCACGCTCGGTCTACCAACACTGGGAGGACATGGAGGGCTATTTCGCCTCGACGTATTCTCTCTATCTACTAATCAGCGAATACTACCCGGCTAAACAGGTAATCATCCAGTTGTTCAACGAACCACAATTCGCCTACGAGGGGTTCGGACAGAGCGGGGATGACATCAAGCGATTCTATGAGACGTGGCAATGGGGGCATGACTGGCTGAGGGGGCAGGCAAAAGGTGCCGAGATGCGCTTCGGGTTTACGCCGATGGCGCCTGGCAATCAAGATCTGCCGATCATCGAGGAACCAGGGCGCCGGACTTACCTGGAATATTGCCAGCCGTTGCTAGCCCAATGCGACTACATGCTCTTGCACGTCTACGCCGCAACTGGCGAGGTTGATGATCCATGGCGCGGCGGTAGGGTTATCCAGTACAAGAACTGGTCGCAGGGCAAACCGATCATCATCACCGAGTCTGCGATTTGTGCTGACAATCAGGAGATTCGGGGCACAGAGACCGTGCGTTGGTTCAAGCTCTGGGTGCAAAACGATCCCCAGATCGTCGCGGTGGCTCAGTGGATTGGAAATATTCCTGGTAATCCAGGGCAAGATCCGTCGTTTGACGCGAACCGCCATTTCGAGCCCGGCGGCGCGTATCGGCCAGTGGCCGTGGCAATGCTGGCATACCTCGCAGAACCGGAAGAGCCACCAGAGGAGGGACTACCCGTGTCGGCTGCATCATCTCTCGCCGTGGACATCGACAACTACGACGGCGAGCTGACCGAGGAGGCACTGTCCGCCTTCCGTGCCGCTGGCGCCAGGCGTGTCGTCGTTCGACTCTCAACCGAAGACGAGGCCAAGATCACCACCGCCAAGCAGCAAATCGAGGCTGTTCTTACCGGTGGGTTCGCATTAGACGGTTATGTGTGGTTATACCTGCGAGGGGCCGACGAGCCGCCAGAGGCCCAGATGCAACGCGTATTATCGGTCTATGGCGACTATCCGATTGGTCGATACTGGCTAGACTGCGAGGAAGAGCCAGCAGGGATTGAAGCCGCTCGGTGGATTGACCGAGCCGTGATAGCACTACAACCCCAGCACGTTGGCATCTACACCCGCGCCGGTTGGTGGAAGCAGTGGACGGGCAACACAACGGCCTTTGCCCATCTCCCGCTTTGGGATGCGAATCCCAACAGACAGGCAACGCTGGACGACTTCACCCAATACGGCGGGTGGACGCGATGCGTGATGAAACAGTATGATAGCCAGATCCTAGCCGGCAAGAACGTTGACCTGAATGTCTATCGAGAGGAGGCTGAGATGCCGGAAGACGCGGAACTAGCCAAGGTTCGCGAAGAACTCGGTGATCCCGATGGGGAGGGGCGCCAGATCTTCAGTTGGAAGGACGCCTATATCGTGACGCGGGGCGTCGCGGATGCTTGGGGCAGAAACTACACCAAAGTGAGGGACATGCTCAGTGACATGGAGCAGGCGATGAAGGTCAACGAACAGAACGCGACGGCGCTCAGGCAGGCAATGGACGATACGAAGGCCGAGGTTGACCGTATTCTCGCCGGGCAGCTATAAAGGCAGGGCATGAAGGAGTGCCCGGGCAATTAACGAAATCGACCCGATCTGTTAACGGCGGGCCGAGCAATTAAAGGAGTCGCTGGATATCGAGGTGAGGCTCCCACCCCCACGTTGATGTTCATCTATCCTCTCTTTCCTCCTTGGGCTAGCCGGCCGAACCGGAGCCAGCGTTCGCCGACGCTTCATTTCGCGCGGACTGCTCCCTTGCCGTGCTTCTCTCGCCACCAGTTGCGGCGCCGCTCCCGACATTTCTCCCGACTGCATGCCGCGCACCAATACTGGCGGTTGGCCGGTTTGACGAGCTCCGTGCCGCAGGATTGGCAGTGGCGTTTGGGGAGCTCGGCATCCACGGGGACGTAGTAGTGCGAGCCACCCCGCAGTGAAGGGATCTCGCCTGCCTGTGCCATGCGGCTGATCCGGCTGCGGCTGACGCCGAGCTTCTCGGCTAGCTGACTGGTCCCCAGAAACTGCATCTTCTGCTCTAGCGTTACGGATTGATCTGTAAAGGGCGAGCTCTCGGGCCATCCGGTGGCCGTGCTGGAGAATGTACAAGAGGCCGAGGACATCGCCGTCGCCCCGGGGTCGGTCTGGACCCTGCCAGAAAACGCCAAGGCCTACCTGCTGGACCTGCTCTCTGGCGGTGGGGTGGAGCTGCACGTCGACTACATCAACCTGCTCTATCGCACCTTGCACGACCTCGCCGAAACGCCCCGCACAGCGTTCGGCGATAACCAGAAGGCCCTTTCGGGGGTGGCCTTGGAGATGGAGCTCCACCCGCTGCTGCAGAAGGTCCGCCGCAAGCGGCTGATCCGGAGCGCCGTCTTCCGACAGCGCAACGAGATGGTCTTCCGGCTGATGGAGCAGTTCACCAAGCTGCGCCTAGCGGCGCCGTCCTCGCGACCGGTCTGGGGCCCTGTGCTGCCCAGCGACCAATCGCGCGCCATCATCGACGAGGTCAGGCTGGTCAACGCCGGCATCCACTCCCGCCGCCTGGCCGCCGATAGCCTCGGCGTCCGCGACCCCCAGCAGACCTTCGCCGAATGGACGGCGGAGGAAGAAAAGATTCGCGGGATCAACTCGGGGAAGAAAGGCTGAAGTCTGCATTCCAGAAAGGAGGAACGATGGACACTGTCCAACAAGAGGCGAACATCACGCCGGAGGCGCCCCTGGCCGACGCCGGAGGCCCTCTCGACCCCACTCACGCGCAGAGCACGGCGGACGCGGCGTCGCAGGACGCCGCAGGGCAGGCCACCGAAGAACAACCCGCTGCCGGCCAGCCGCCAGACGTAGGTGGCCTGCGGCATCGCGTCGGGGAACTGGAAGCCGCCGTGGGGCGGTATCAGGCGGAAATCGACGGCCTGCGAGAGAAGCTGAATGCCACCGTGCCGAAGTATCGGCAAGCCCTGCTGCAGGCCTCGCCCGACCTGCCGGCCGAGCTGGTGGTCGGCAACAGCGTCGAGGAACTCGACCGCGCCGTGGCCATCGCCAAGGAGGTGGTGGCGAAGGTGCGCCATCAACTTGCGGCGGAGACCGCCGACCACCGCGTCCCACCCGGCGCCCCCGGTCGCTTGCAGCCCGACCTAAGTATGCTGTCGCCAAGGGAAAAGATCATGGCGGGCCTGGCGCAAGGGTAGCTGGCAGGAGGGCCCCCGTCATGCCGGCGAAAGGCGGGGTCCAGGCCTCGCGGGGGGTTGGATTGCAGCCCTCGCCGGAATGATGAGGCCTACTGACGGCTGAGAGCTGACGGCTAGAATAATTGAGGAGGTTCAGGTCATGGCACTGACCATAGCGGATGCGGCGAGACTATCTAATGACTTGGTGGTCAAGGGGGTTATGGAGGAGATCATCTATGATTCCCCCTTGATGCAGAGGCTGCCATGGATCGAGATCAACGGCAACGCCCTAACCTACAACCGCGAGAATGCCGCGGCGACCGCGGCCTTCTACGCAGTGGGCGACACCTGGACCGAGTCCACGCCCACCTTCACCCAGATCACGGCCACCCTGACCATCCTGGGCGGCGATGCCGACGTCGACGAGTATATCCGCAAGACCCGCTCGAACGTTCAGGATATCGAGGCGGCGATTATTCAACTCAAGGCGAAGGCCGTCCGGAACAAGCTCGAAGACACCCTGATCAACGGCGACGGCACGTCTAACTCGTTCGTCGGGATCGACCTTCTCTGCGCCGCCGGCCAGACCGTCAGCAGCGGTGCCAATGGGGCCACGCTGACCACGGCCTTTCTCGACCAGCTCATCGACCAAGTGGAGGGCGGCAAGCCCGACCTGTTGCTGATGAGCAAGCGCAGCCGCCGGAAGCTGAAGCAACTGCGGGCCTCCAGCGGCAACATCCTCGAAACCGACCGCAACCAATTCGGCGAGATGGTCACTTTCTACGACGGGATTCAGATCGCCGTCAGCGATTGGATTTCCGACAATAAGACGGTGGGGACGAGTAGCGACTGCTCGACGATCTATGCCTTTCGGATGGGCGAGGATGCCCTGGCCGGACTCGTCGGTGGCGCGCCGCCGAACCAGATTATCCAGATCCAGCGCCTCGGGCCCCTAGAGACCAAGGACGCCGACCGCACGCGGATCAAGGCCTACGTCTCCCTGGCGCTCTTCTCCACCAAGGCCCTGGCCAAGCTTACGGGCGTGAGAGACTAGATGAGCACTTTGACGACAATCCGGGCGGCGGTGCGGCAGGACCTGCACGACGAGGTGGCCGGGAGCTACCGGTGGACTGATGCGGTGCTGGACCGGCACATCGCCAGAGCGGTGCAGGACTACTCGCTGGCCGCCCCGCTGGAGCAGGTAACGACGCTGGCGACGACAGCCGGCAGCCGCGATCTCTCGCTGGCCTCGCTGGCCGGGCTGATCAAGGTCTACGCTGCGGAGTGGAGGCTCGGGCAGTTCCCGCCGGCCTACCAGCGCTTTGCCGTCTGGCAGGCGACGCTGACCTTCCTCGGCGAAGAGGTGCCCGACGGCACCAACTGCAAGGTCTACTGGGGCTGTGCCCATACCCTCGACGAGAGCACTTCGACCATCCCGACCGCCCATGAGGCGGTCATCGCCACCGGCGCCGCCGGCTTCGCCGCCTTGGAGCAGGCGATCTACAACACCGACCGCCTGAATGTCGGCGGGGATGCCGACCTGGATTTCCAGCGCCTCGGCCAGCTCTGGCTGGTGGAGTTCCGGCGGCAGCTCAGAGGCCTAGGCGCGAAGCTGAGAACCGCCCGCCTATACAGCCCCTACGCGCTCACGGTCTCCAAGGCCACCGACTACGGGCCGTAACGAAGATACGGTCTAACACCCAGACAGGAGGCACGGAGAGGACTAGGCCTATGGGTCTTCAACACGGGGCAGGCGGCACCACCGTCCGCAGAGGCGATGCATTGTAGGAGCGGTTCGCGAACTGCCCTCGCCCCGCAGGGGCGCACCCCCGTTCATGAACGGGGGTGCCACCAGCGCGGCAAGGTCCGGCATAGGTTCCGGACCGTATACCACGAAGGCTTGGCACCATGTCCGAAACCTACGTGGGCCCGGACACGGCGGCGACCAAAAGACATCCGGAAGGCCCCGTCTCCGTGCCTCCGTGGCGAGTTAGATCTCGGGAGGGGAAATGATTGGGTTGAGTCCTACGCTTGTCGCGGCGCAGCAGGCGGCGGTGCGCACGCCGTACGTCAGGGTCAACGTGTCGCGGCAGATCACCAATGTACGGCGTCTCGACTGGGTGCGGATCTACGTTGGCGCCGAGCCGGATGCTCATCATGCGGCGGCCTGTGCTGCGGATGGCTCGTTGACCCGCGTCCGGGTTACCAATGAGGCTAGCCGGTCCACGGTCTGGGGCAATCGCGTGGCGGTGCCGGGAATGGGCGCGCCCTTCGGCGCTTGGGTCGCCATCCACACCGACGCCTATCTGAACACCAACGTCGGGATGAACGCTTCGCCGTACCGTCCCGGCGACATCTGGCTGGCCTTCTTCAATGGGGGCGGCGACCGCCTAGTGGGCATGCAATCGACCGACTACGGCGCCACCTGGACCGGCCCGTGGGACCTGGCCCTGCTGCCGACCGCGACGCCGGGGCACTGCAGCATCGTCGACAGCGCCGACGCCGCCCCTGTCCCCTCCACCGGCTACCGGCTGGCGGTCTACTCCGAGGGGGGCAATACGCTCAAGGTCTGCTTTTGGTCGTACGCGGCCCTCGCCAGCTTTGGTCCCTTCGCTTGCCCTTCCGCCTTTGGCAGCATTACCGGCCTGCACGTCTTCTGGGGCGGCAATGTCGAACAGTACCCCATCGTCCTCGCCGGAACCGAGCCGGCGGGCAACCCCAAGGTCTGGACCGTGCAGTACGCCCCGGCGACGAACACCTGGTCCGACCTCAAGGAAGTCACTGCCGCCAGCGCCTCGTCCGGCGTCGCTTATGCCTATCCCTTCGCGGTGAAGGCCGACGTCTACCGCCTGATCTTCGCCGAATCATATGCTGGCGCTCAACCCTACAACCGCCCGTTCTGGACGCATGCGATGCCGAGCGCCACGTATCAGGAAGGCATCTGGCGGGAGCCAGTGCCCTTCAACTACCCGCCCAATCCGGTAGTGCCGATCAGCGCACCCTTCGGTCTGGCCGCCACCGCCGTCGGCAACCTGGCCTATCTTACAGCCCCCTCCGGCGTTTGGCAGGCCGAGATCCACTCCGTGGTGGGGACCGACCTATCTGCCGACGTCGTGGCGCTGGAGATGACCGAAGCGCAGGACAGTGGTGGGGTGGAGATCCACCTGCCGAACCACGAAGGCCAGTATAATGTCCCTGGGGCGGCTGGCCTCAGCGACCTACAGCGCGGGGCGCAGATCGCGGTCTCCCTCGGCTATTGCACCGCCGCCGGCGCGGAGGCGGCCGCCGGTCCGACCTTCTGGGTGGACCACTTCGAATGGCGAGTCACGGCGGGCGATTGCCGGCTGGTGGTCCACGGCGTCGACGGGTGGGCGCTCCTCGAGCGCTGGGTAGCCCGGCGCCAGTTCTCCTGGCCGGCGGGGACGCTCACGATCTGGGAGATGCTGCGCTTCGTTGTCGCCCGTGCCGGGATCGACTGCCTCACGACCGGCGCGACGTCGTCCGAGCTGATGGCCTGGCAGCCAGCCTTCACCATCCATCCCGGCGAGTCGGCCAAGGCGGCGGTGCAGAGCCTGCTGGCGATGGTCCCCGACGAGCTGTTCTTCGCCGGCGGTCGCGCGTATGTCACGAGACCAGCGCCGACCGATGCCTCGACCTACACGCTTGGCACCGACCACCCCATCTACGAAGGGCGTTACACCCAGCGGTCTTTCGCACCCAACCGGACCCAGGTTTTCGGCGACGGCGTCTTCGGCGAGACTTTCCACTGGTCGGAGATCAACCGCGTGTACGACGCGATCGCCCAGATCCGCGACCTCAATCAGGCCAGCGGCGCCAATGCCACCACCAGGGCCGGCACGGCGCTCGCCGCCGCAGCCCGCCACTTCCAGGCCGACCACATTTGCATCCCGCCCCACTGCGGTGCGCAGGTCTGGGACTGTGTTCGGATCACCGCGCCGCAGGTCTCGCTGAATCTACAAAAGAGACGCATCGTGGCGATCGCCACGAAGTATTCGCGCACCAGCAAAGCCATCTACGAGCAGCACCTTACCCTCGCCTCGACGGACTAGCCTCGGTGCAACACGGAGATACGGAGGCACGGAGATTTCCTTGTTCCTTGTGCTGCTTTGCCCCTTCTCTGAGAACCTGTCCACAAGGGGCAAGAAAGGAAAGTGGAACCTCGTTCTCTCCGTGTCTCCGTGGTGAGAAGGAAAGTAGAACCTCGTTCTCTCCGCGTCTCCGCGGTGAGAAGGAAAGGAGGAGCAAGTGACGGTGCTTGAGCACGGCATCTTGAGGGGCTACGACGCGGGCACGCACACGGCGACGGTGCAGATCACCGGTTCGCTAGCCTCCTACCTTGGCGGCGTGAAGGTGGCGCGCAATATCGCCAGCGCCGAGATGGTCGCCGGCCGAAGCTGCATCGTCGCCTTTCTCGACGCCGCCAACCCAGAGGATGGGGCCGTGATCGCAGTGTACGGCTAGGGCCGGGGTGACGACCCACCCCCTCTCCCCCTGGGAGAGGGCCGGGGTGAGGGCCCACCCCCTCTCGGACGAAAGGGGAATGAAAGTGGACCTAACCGCATATCGTCGACCGCCGGGTGACACCGGCATCGGCTTCCACTACACGGCAGCAGCGACACAGGGCGCTGACTTGCCGCTCTTCCAGCACTGGGCCACCGAGATGCGAGCGATGCACGCGACGTGGGTAACCATCCTCAACCCGTCTGTCGAAGTGGCGAAATATGCCCTGAGTATCGGTTTGGAGCCCATCAACCGGTACTACATCGAGCGACCTGGTGCCTGTCCAATCGAGGGTGAGGTGCTGCATCAGCAGCAAATGTTCATTCAGGAAGGTGGCGGCCGCTACGTGCAGGACCCGCACAACGAGGTCAACAACGTGGACGAGAACCCGATTGGTGCTGGTATTGCTCACCCCGCCGAGCTTGCACGGGTATGGGTGCCGTGGGCAAAAGCAATCATCTCTTTCGGAGGCTACCCCTCAACGCCCGCCCTTTCTCCTGGAGGCAACTGGGATGACCTCGACTACCTGCAGCAGTTCCTGAGCGCGGTCGACGAGATCGAGCCAGAGAGTCATGATACGATCTGGAGCCGTGGCGTCTGGGTTGCTGTCCATAACTACACCCTCAATCATCCTCCCGATTATCGCCTGAATACCAAGATGCCACCGGCGTCGCCGGAGTACCGCTGCAGCTTCCTGGGATACGAGCTCGTTGCGCAAACCGTCCACGAACACCTTGGTATGGTGATCCCCGTTCTCTCGACGGAGGGTGGTCCTTGCGTCGGTAATAGTGACGACCGGACATTCCCTCCAGTCAGTGAGGAGATGCACGCACAATTCGCCCAGGCGATGGTCGAGCACATGCGCGAGGCGCCAATCTGGTACTTCGGCCTAAATTTCTGGCTGATTGCCAACTACGCCGCGGGTTTCTTTAATCCGGCGTGGGAGTCGCAGGCCTGGTTCAAGCCAGACCGGCACCTCCCAGCGGTGGACGTACTTCGTACTTTGGAGCCACCAGACCGGAATCTACTTTGGGACAATAAGGAGAGTGATCAAATGGATCTCGCAGCACAATTTCCCGAACTCTACAAGTTGTGGGTCGCCGCGGGCGGTATCGAGGACAATTTCCGCAAGCACTTGCTTGGCATTGGCAGCTTGCCTCCTACCGCTGATGACCTGAAGTTCCTCGCCGACCAGGCCCAGGCCTCCCTGGACCAGCTAAAGGGGGCTATCCAGCGCTACCCTTTCTAGCGTCGTCAGCCTCGGCAGGCGGTCCGTGCCGGAATGGCGTGGGCTCCGGCGAGCCGGTCGCGGTATTCAGGTCGCCGAACCATGGCGGACCACGCCCCGGTACGAAAGGGGTGATCTTGCATGCGACGCGCTCGCAGCGATGCGCGCCGGAGGATGAGTATCAGGCGACGGTCGACTACATGATGCAGCCCGGAACGGTGAGCGCGCACCGGGTCATCGGCGTGTTGGAGGGCCAGCATGCCCAGCTAGTCGCAGACGACCTGCAAGCCTGGCACGCCGAGGAGGACAACCTTTGGTGGCTGTCTATCGAGTTCTGCCAGCCAACGGCGGCCGACTCGTTCAGCGACTACCAAATCAAGACCGGAGTTGCCGTGGTCGCCGCCTGGCTCAGGCACTACGGGCTAGCGCCCGCGACCGAGACGATCCGCCGACACGAGGACACTGAGCAGGGAAAACGATGGGGGAAGACCGATCCGGGCGCCTGCTTCCCATATGCAGAGTTTATCGCCATGCTGAATGCCGAACGATGA